CCCCTAGGCCCCCCCCGTAGCCTACGCCCCCGGCCCCCCCGACCCCCGGCGGGCCGCGCCGCGGGCGGGACTGTAGGCTAGTACCTTAGGGGCCGCCCCCCGCCCGCGCGGGCCGGGGCCGCCGCCCCCCCTACCGCCCTACCCTACCCCCCGCCGGGGCCGCCCCGCCGCCCCGGCGGCCCGGCGCGCCCCCCGCGGGGGCGCCTACCCGGCCTATGGTTACGATAACTGATACTTATCGTAAGCCATACCCCTACCCCTACCCCCTCCCTACTACCCCGACCCCCCACCACTAGGGGGTACGCTAGTACCCCCCACGCGTGGGGTACGCCCCCCGCCCGCCCGCCCGGCCGCCCGGCGCCCCGCGGGCGCGGGGACCCCCCGCCCCGGCCGGGCGCCCGGACCACACGGGCCACCAGACGCAGGGAGATTTGGAACTTGGGACTTGCAATAGGGGGGTAACCCTAGTATTGTTGTTTACGCCTAGACCAGACCGCGACAGGCTGAGAGCCCAGCGCTCACCCGGAACGGGAAACCGTGCTGCGATGCCAGCGGGCGGGCCAAACGGGGCGATAGACGACTGGTCGGGGCAACCCCTCCCTCCTGCCCGTCCGGCTGCCGGCCCGCAGGGGGCGCCGGAGGCGAGATGAGCACCGTATCGAGCAGGAGAACCGAGATTGTCGTAGATGCGAACGACGGCACGTTCCAGGTGCATGTCGTCGGCCAAAATGTGGGGGCAGGCCAGTCATTCGTGTCGGATGTCAGGGTCAGGATGGCTGACCCGAACGGGGGCGGCATGACCCTACCCCACGCGAACACTCTTGGCACGCTCGAGCAGTTGCGAGACCTGATCGGCGAGGTGCTGGCGCTGGCGAAGCAGGAGGGTCTCTGATGCAGTTCCGACCCGCGCTAGCGAGGGCGATCATAGAGGGACGCAAGAGCGTGACGCGGCGGCCGGCCGATGTTTACGATCGCAGGCTCGGCCCAGCCGGCGACTATGAGCGCGTGTACCGGGCGGCGACGGACCGGCTGATCTACCAGAAGCACGGGTCATACGCCGTGCAGCCAGGCCGGGGGGCGAAGAGCGTGGCCCGCATCCAGATTGATCGGATCGACTTGGGCTACCTGCACGAGATGAATCTGAGCGACGCCCGGCTCGAGGGGTTTGCGGATCTAGACGGGTTCCGCCGGGTATGGCGGGAGATGTACAGCCAGTGGGACCCCGACACGCTGGTGTATGTGCTGACCTTCCGGCTCCTGGCCCCCCCGCCCAGTGGCCCGCAGGGGGCGTCGTGAAGCGGCCAGACGTCCTGAGAGCCAGCAAGGAGCAGTGGTTGGGCAAGGCGATCCGTTGGTGGGAGTTCATCTGCGCCGGCTGCGGCGAGAGCGGCCTGTGGCCCGGAACGCTCGCCCAGGCCACGCGGCAGGCCAGGGAGCAGGGCTGGCGGCGGCAGACCTCGCCAGCCGGTCGATTGTGGTCGTGCGGTGGCTGCATGGCCGAGCAGAACCGGAGGCAGGCCTGAGCATCAGACAGGATCTCAGATACGTGGTACGTCGCTGGACCCGACCGGAGTACCGCCCCTACCTGCTACGGGGCATCGTGACGTGGTGGGGCTTCGTGATCATCTGTTACGGTGTCTGGCTAGTAGCGACGCGTGCTCTCTTCCAGAGCAATCTATCGCCTGCGTGGCTACTGATCTTCTCCGCGCTCGCCTTCCTCTTCGGTCTCGTAGCAGCCGTCGTCTGGGGCATATTCTGGACGTGGGACACGATGCAGGATGGATGGGTGGACCCACTGACCCTCCTGGCCGACCGCCCGACCGAGCCGTTGCCCGAGCATCTGAAGCCGTACTTTTATACGCCTGGGGGCACGCGCTCCGAGCCGCCTTATGACTGACCCTCCCGCTGGGCAGGCATCCGGCCCGTCCGTCCCACCCCCCGCTGGCCCGAAGGGCGGCGCCGGGTTGGTGATCCGGCCGAACGGCGCTAGACGCCTATGCGAATTCGAGGGCTGCACGAAGCCGAGGACGTGCTTGTGGTACTGCCTCGAGCACCACGAGATTGTGTGCATGCGCACACGCCGCGGGGTCTGGATTGGAGATGGGAATGGATGAGAGCAGGATCAGGCGGATGGCAGCCGAGATCCACCACCGGCTTGAGCGGGCCATCTGGAAGCCGGCGCGCGTGAGCCTGGACGACATCGCCGCCACCAGCGCCGATTCGCCGCGGTCGGAGGAGGTAATCACTCCGGCCGAGGCCGTCAGGGCCATGCAGGCCGTGCTCGAGGCCATCGACGCCATGAAGTATGCGTTGCTTGGGATGGTCGGTGCCGCTACAGCGCTCGAGTGCGACATGGACCTGCTGGCTAAGGAATTGCGCGAGACCCAGCGGAAAGCGGACGACGACATGCGGAGCACGGCCGGCCAATGGCTGGCCCGCCGCCTTGGCCCGTGGGCCGTACCCGCCCGCCGCTGGCTCCCCATGTGGGCTGCCCGCCGCATGGCACTGAGCGAGTGGCAGCGCATCCAGCCACCGACCCTAGGCCAGTGTCGGCACTGCGGTGCCTTCCAGCCGCTGGTGGGGATGGGCCACATGCAGATCCTGCAATCGCACCGCGACAGACGCTATCCCATTCTCAGCGGCATTGTATGCCCCAACGTCTACGAGTGGGACACCGTCGAGGGAGAGTTCAAAGATGCCGCCGACTGAGACACCGAAGACCCCCGAGATGCTGCGGGCGCTGGCGAATGAGGTAGAACGCAAGCATTCGCCTATCGCCAGTGACCAGTATCCGTGCATTGAGCCAGAAGATGTGCGTGCCCACGCCGACGCCTGGCAGGCCATCGAAGGCGCTCTGCTCGCGTTGACGCCGGGAGGCTCCGAGTTCGTGGGCAGCCCCCATCGATGCCTGGAGTTCATCAAGGACCGCATGGCTACGGTGATGAAGGTCGCCGTGGCCAATAAGACCCTCGGGGTCGAGTTGGAAGCGGTGAAGGCGCGGGAGGAGGCGGCACGGCCAACACCGTGTATCTGGCGACCGCAGCCGCACGGGGATGAGACGGAGTATTGGGAGACGACCTGCGACAACGCTTACTGCTTCGAGATCGATGGTCCAACCGAAAACGACTACTCCTTCTGCCCCGGATGCGGCCATCCGATCCTTGTCGCCCCGCTTGTCATGACCGGAATGGAAGAGGGCGATGTCCTATTCGACTTGGTGGCCGCCTCGGAGCCGCCGGGGGAGGAGGGGACGTGAGAGGCCAGTGCTATCTTCGGGGATGGAGCCTCCTTGGTCTACTCAACACACTGCTCGGATGTGTATTCGCCGTCGTGCTAATACGCCACAGAGACTCGACGTCGCACAGGACCGTTCGGTGGTCGTGGGGAAAAGCCTCCGACTGGCCGCCGGGGGAGGAGGGGACGTGAAACACACTGACCTCTGGTGGGAGATTGCCCAAGCCGTAGTAGTTCTACTGGCCATGATTGCGCTTGCTGTCGCCGTGCCAATCTGGTTCCCGTCATGATGGGCGGGGGAGGAGGGGACGTGCGCGAGCATCGTCACAAATGGCACTTCAACCCGAACATGGACAACGAGAGAAGCGGGCCAACCCGCGTCGGCTTCATCTGCGACGACTGCCAAGAGCAGATGACGCTCACGAAGGCCGAGGCCATTCTTGACGGACGGGAAGCGGCGAAGGCGCGGGAGGAGGCGGGCAATCTGATGGCCGAGTGCCTTCGGAGCATGGACGGGGTAGACACGCAAGGACCTATCTTGGCGGCCACTATTCACTTCCTCCTCCGCGACGACGTGCGTGCCGCGGTTGACAAATGGCAGGCCGCCTCGGAGCCGCCTGGCACAGCCCGACAAAGCCTGGGGGAGGAGGGGACGTGAGCGAAAGCAGAGGGCAAATGCTCGCCGAGGCCAACGCCGAACTCCATGTCGCGAAGGAAGGACTGGAACAATCGCGGACATGGAAGCGCGAGGCTGAAAGAGCCTACGATGATGCGATGGGAAGGTGGGTCAAGGCTCGCCTAAGAAGGGATGCCATCTTGACGGGGCTCCACCGTGCCCCATCGACACATCGTGCCGCCTCGGAGCCGCCGGGGGAGGAGGGGACGTGAGCGACTGGACCCCGTTCCTCTCTGCGCTGTATCGGGGAGAGCCGCTGGCTTGCACCGCAGAACAATGGCATGGCGGGTTGCGGACGGCCGTCCAGAAGCACGCCGCCAAGATGGTCGATGGCGGTCAGGACATCTACGCGGTGATTGCTCTAGAGGAGGTACGACGAAACGACGCCGCGCATGGGAGCGGGATGTCTGGATTCTCGGAGCCGCCGGGGGAGGAGGCAGCCCATAACTGATCCCGTCCCGCCTATTGGCCTTTGCTCCTCCTGCCAAGCCGAGATCCGCTGGATCAAGACGCCGCTGGGGAAGTCCATGCCTCTCAACGCCAAGCCCGTGAAGCGTTGGATCGTCAGAGAGACGCCGGATGGTGCGGGCGACTATGAGTGGAGTGGCCAGATGGCCGACACCTACGAGAGCCACTATGGCACATGCCCCCAGGCGGCGCAGTGGCGGGGCAGAACGAGATCCGGCGGATGATTCCCCCGACCCCCGCCCAGGCCCGCCTGCTCCGGGCTGTTTCCCAGCACCCCGACCACTACCTGCGGGTGTGGTTTGGGAGCGTGGACTTCGTAGAAAGGGCGAAGATCGACGTCCCAGAAGGGCGCTGGTGGCCTGGTGGCGACAAGAGTGGAGCGAGCAAAGAGACGGCCATGGTCTGTGTCCGGCTCGGGTGGCTTCAGAGGACTCCGAGCGTTCTCGGCTCGTGGCGGATGGGCGGCGAGGCGTCGTTGTACCTGATCACGGATCTCGGCCAACAGGCCATCGACGGCCTTCCCGATGATGCCTACCGGAGCATCCCCCGCATTGTGCCGTCCGTCGACGGCCATGCCGCCGAAGTGCTACGGGCGCTGTTGGCTCGCCACGACCCAGCCAAGGGCTGGGTATTCCTGATCGAGGCCCCGATGGATATCGGCGGCGGCCACCACGCCGTCGACGCGTGGGCCATCAACTGCTTCGCCTCCCAGAACCACCGGAGGGTCGGCTATGAGGTCAAGGTGAGCCGATCGGACTTCGTCGGCGAGTTGAAGAAGCCCGACAAGACCGCCCGCAGCGCCCGATTCTGCACGTCGTTCTACTTCGCCTGCCCCGTTGGGGTACTGAAGCCGGCCGACGTCCCAGATCCCTATGGCCTCGTCCATGTGTTCGAGAAGGGCACCACTCGCGTCGTCAAGAAGTCGACCCTGCCGCCCTCTGATCCGACCTGGGGGCTGGTTGGCCGCCTGCTCCGGCGCCTAGCCCAGATGGAGGAAGAGAGTGCCTAACACGCTTCGATTCATGGCGAACGGCACGACCATGGCCTTCGACGAGATGGGCCAGCAGATCGCCGAGATCCAGAAGTTCCCTTGGCTGGCTATCGCCCTGGCTAGGCTCGAGAGCCTAGGCTATGACCCCAAAGCCTTCGAGATCCTGATGCCGAGCCGCCTGAAGGTGCGTCCCGAGAAGGTAGACGGCCGCTGGACGTGGTCATTCGAGTGAAGCCATCCACCGAACTGCTGCGCCTGCTGGCTGGCGGCATGAATATGACCGATGGGCCATGGGCCTTGAAGTGCGCCAGGGAGTGGGACTCGCTCATCCGGGCGGCCTCGCGGTATCTCCGCTACGTCGATCGCTACCGCCAGGTGGCGGCCTGGGGCGGGGAGATGCAGCGCGTAACCTTCCGCCGCATGATCAAGGCCGAAAGCATGTTACGATGCCGCCTGGAACGGTTGCGCTAGTAATGGGCCGCACGATCTACACCGGCATCACCACCCGCTACCGGGGAACCCGCTTCCTCGGATTCAACGTGTACGTCTCGTGGCGGGGCAAGAGCCGGGCTACCAGCATCGGCTGCCTAGATGAGGACTGCGTCGACCGGGCGCTGGTGATCCGCGAGCGCTTCTGGCGAGAACTCGGCAAGCCGGCCACGGAGCGGAATATCCGGGCCGGCTACGGCCGACCCTACGTGCGCGACGGCATCGTGGTGGTCTCGATCGGCGACCACTACCGGAAGTTCAGCATCCGCAAGCACGGCCGGCGCGAGGCTATGCGTCTGGCCAAGGAGGCGAAGGCAAGATGGCTCAGCGGGGAATGAGGCGTTTCGTGGTCCTACGGAACGAAGATCCCGGCGGCGTCTCAGGCACGGGGCAAGTAGCCGAGGGCGTCGAATTCAGCGATGGCACCTGCGTGCTGCGGTGGACCACCGTTCAGAAGTCGACCGCCTTCTACGACAGCGCCGAGGCCTGCGAGGCCATCCACGGCCACAGCGGAATGACGAGGTTCGAATGGATCGACTAGACGCCCCCGAAGGGCATCCTGACCGGAACGTCCGGCTTCCCGTCGGCGGCGTCTTGCCGGCCGCGGGGGCTGGGGGAATGCCGGGAGCACCCCCAGCCCCCATCACGCTCGAGGAACTCGAGCAACTGCACCGGGCCGCCTCCCCGGCCCCCTGGCACGCCTGCCGGGACGGCGAGTGCAAGTGCAAGCAATTGTGGACGGCCGACCATCCCGTCGCCGTCATCGAGGCTGGCGAGTGGGGCGACGAGTACCCGGCTCTGCGGATGTTGGACGTCGAGGGCACCCTGCATGGCACACAGACGGTCGTGGAGGCCTACACCGAGCGTATCCCCTATGGCGAGATCAGCGAGGATCTGGCCAAGGCGAATATCCTGCTGATGGAGCGGCTCCGCAACGCGACCGAGGCGCTTCTGACGCTGGCCCGGACCGCCCAGAAGGTCGCCTACATCATCCGGCCGGGCCGGCATAGCCTATCGATGAGGATCGACGAGAACACCACCGACGAGGAGAAGGACCAGATCCTGCAGTTCCTCGCCGCAGCGGAGGCGGCCCCGAAATGAAGCCAATTACTATCGCACTTCTCGTAACGGTAGAGATAGTCCTCGTCGCCGTCGCTGGATACCTAGTCGGCGTCGAGAATGGCATAAACGTCACGATCGCCGCCTACAATGACCAGTGCGATGCCCGCGTGCAGACGGCCATCGACGAGACGGCCCGTCAGGGAGTGGAAGTCGGCGCACAGATGGGGATGGAGGAGGCCGGGAAGTACTGGTTGCCTCAACTGCAGGCTTGCCTTCTCGAGACGAATAGTGTCCACGCGGCCATTGCGCGGTTAATCTACGAGGAGGAGTGGGACGACGCGGTTGCCTATGATCTCCTGTGGTGCATCATGGGTGACGCCCATCCACTGGAGGACTGTCGGGCGATGCTCGCCGAGGCCCGCCAGTGACCGACCAGCAGGGGATCTGGATCGAGTACATGGACATCCGGGCACTCGTGCCCGATCCCGACAACCCGAAGGACCATGACGTCGGCGCCATCGACGAGTCCGTCAACGTGTTCGGCTTCGTCAACCCCATGGGGATCAACGAGGAGTCGGGCCTGGTCATCTTCGGGCATGGCCGGCTGAAGGACTTGCTGGGCAAGCAGGACCGAGGCGAACGCCCACCCGGCAATGTGCGGCTGGAGGATGGCCGATGGCTGGCGCCGGTGGTGCGCGGCGTCCACCTCGACGCCGAGAAGGCGAAAGCCTACGTCATCGCCGACAACCAACTGACATTCCTCGGCGGCTGGAATGAGCCGAAACTGCTGGCGAACCTGATCGAGTTGGCTGGGCCGGCCAAGATCGGCATCGGCCTGCGGGGCACGGGCTTCGCCCCAGACGACATCGACCGGCTTGAGCGCCTGCTCAACCCAAGCGATCACGACGACCCGATCCCCCACGTGGACCTAGCGGCCAAGTTGCAGAGCAAGTGGGGTACGGTGGTCGGGCAACTCTGGCGGGTTCCCTCCAAGGCCGTGGCCGGCGTCGAGCACCGCATCTTCTGCGGCGACTGCACCGTGCCCGAGCACATCGACGCTCTGATGGGCGACCGGACCGCCGCGCTGGTCGTCACCGACCCGCCCTATGGGATCGACCACATTAGGCACCGCAGCGGCAAGCGGACCCGGCCGCAGGAAGGCGATGAGGACTCGGAGCGGGAGCATTACCCGGCGATCGGTGGCGACGCCCTGACCGGGAAGGAGTTCGAAGAATTCATGACCGGCGCCTTCCGCAACGTGGTGCGGCATGTGGCCGACGATGCGGCCTGGTACGTCTGGCACGCCGCCGACAACCGCGAAGCCGTCGCCCGGGCGATGGCTACCGTCGGCGTCCAGGTCCATCAGGAGATCGTGTGGAAGAAGGACAACTTCTACATGGGCCGCCAGGATTACCACTGGCAGCACGAGACCGCCCTGTACGGCTGGCGGGGCAAGCACAACTTCTACGGCGCCCGCAATCAGTCGACCGTCTGGGAGATCCGCCGGGATAAGAAGATGATGCACCCCACCATCAAGCCGGTGGCTCTCTATATGATCCCGATGCGGAACAACACCCACCACGGCGAGATCGTGCTCGACCCCTTCGGCGGCTCGGGGCCGGTGGTGCTGGGCGCTGAGCGGACTGGCCGGCTCGGCTACGCGCTCGAACTCTCGCCGGGCTACGTGGCGGTGATCCTCCAGCGGTGCCGGGACATGGGGCTGGAGCCTCTGCTAGATGGCTGACGCTCGGATCGATATCGACATGAGCAAGCCCTGCCCCCGGTGTGGCAAGATGGGGGCGGCCAACGGCGGTCCGTGCCTGAAGTGCATCCTGAAGGCACTCGACTCTGGCGAGATCCGTCCCGGCGGCCGCCGCCGCAAGAGATCCCGTAATGCCCAATGACATCGAGAGTCAGGGGTGCAACTGCTGTGGCTGCCTGACTGTGCTGGCGGTCATCGCAGTCTGTGTCCTTATGCTCGTGATAATCTAGGAGGCCCAATGGAGAATTGGACCCACGCCCGGGCTGTTGCTTTTCAATCCTACGCCCAGCGGACCATCACCGCACTCGGGACCGTCGATGCCGGAGCGGTGGCCGAGGCCGCATGGCACATGCACCGGGAGCAGCGCATGGGCGCGCACGTGTTCGTCATCGGCAATGGCGGCTCCTTCTCGACGGCCGAGCACATCGCCGCGGATCTCTCGAGATCGGGCGGGGTGAAGGGCGTCCGGGGGCCGGGCTACCTCGACTGGATCACCGGCCAGGCCAACGACTTCGGCTACGAGAGCATCTTCCAGGCGTACCTCATGATGTGCGCCACGCCAGGCGACGTGTTGATCGCATTGTCCGTCAGCAAGCAGAGTCCCAACATCATCTTGGCCTGCCAGTATTGGCAGGAGCGCGGCGACGTCATCGGGTTGTGGGGGAGGCGATGGCCACAGGGGGCCGACAAGTTTGCCGACGTCAGTATATTTGTCGACGACGACGACCCCAAGGTGGTAGAGACATGCCATCTGGCCATCGGCCAGGCTTGGGCCGACATGGTGAGCGCGTGAGCGACCGCCCCGACGAAGTCCTTGCCCGGCACCCCAACGCCCTGCAGCGCGTGACCATCGCGCAGGGCTTCTACGCTGAGCGGCTCCGGCCCACAGCCGACCGCACAGTGAAGTTCGTCTGGTATCGGGAGGACTCCGGCGTCCCAGTCTGCTCGGCGAAGTCCCGGCGCTGCCGCAAGTGCGACCACTACTATCCCCTCGAGGAGAAGAAACTCACCGAGTGCCCGGAGTGCGGCGATCCGCGCTTCTGCCGGACGGGCGTAATCAAGCCCGGCGACCGCTGTCGGATGCACGGGGGCGGGGCAAACAAACTCGTCGGCTCGGCCAACCCGTCATTCAAGCACGGCAAGTACTCCCGCTACATGCCGGCCCGGCTGGCCGCCAAGTATCTCGAGTCCGCACGGGACCCCGAACTCCTCGCCAATCGCCAGGAGATAGCGGTGCTCGATGCCCGGCTGGCCGAACTGCTGGGGCGGGTCGACACCGGGGAATCTAGCCGGCTGTTCTCGCAGGCCAGGGAAGCATTCACGGGGTTTCGCAACGCGTTGGATCGCTCCGACAAGGAGACCATGCAGATCCACCTGCAGACGCTCGATGCGACGTTGGGGCGTGCGGTGGGTGACTATGCGGCCTGGGACGATATCCGCCAGAGCCTTGAGACCCGCCGCAAACTCGTCGAGACCGAGATGCGTCGGCTGGAGAAGATGCAGCACTTCCACACGGCCGAGGAATTGCAGAGCCTGCTGACTGCCATCGCCCACATCGCCAAGCGCGTCATCTCAGACCCAAAGGTGCTGAATGAGTTCACCCTCGCCATTCTGGAACTCGGTCAGCGAGACCCTAGCCGATCTCCTGCGGCCGACGTACTACCGCGAGGCGCGTGACTGGCCAGACGTCAGTCACTACTACAACGCTGAGCGCCATCGATTCTACAAGCCCCACAACCGGGACGAGGCCATAGCGCTTGTCGACATCATCCACAGGTACATCCTAGCCAAGGGCGGCGAGGGCGGCGGCAAGTCCGTGTTCGGCATCATCAAGGACCTAGAGCGGTTCCGCCGGGGCTGTCACGGGATCGTCGTCAGTCCAGACTTCGAACACTTCAAGCGGTCCCTATGGCCGGAATTCCGCCGCTGGTGCCCGTGGGACATGGTCCATCCGAAGCACCGCTACCGCCAGGCACCGGAGTGGGAGCCGACCAAGCCCTTCATGTTGCTCTTTGTCACGGGGGCCGTCGGCTACTTCGGCGGCATCGATAAGGAGATGGGCTGGGAAGGCCCGAACGTGAACTTCGCTCACTTCGACGAAGCCCGCCGCAAGGATACCCCGCTGGCCCTGAAAGTGTTGGATGGCCGCGTCCGCATCCCCGGCCCGTTGGGCGACCCGCCGCAGATGTGGCTCACCACCACGCCCCGCAAGCATTGGCTCTTTGACTACTTCGGGCCACGCGCCCCAGGTGGCCAGACCGACACCTATGCTGCGTTCAAGAGGGACTCGCTCGTTTTTACCCTCATCACCAAAGAGAACGAGGACAACTTGGAGCAGGACTACGCTGCCAAGCGGCGCCAGTCGCTGACGGAACAGGAGGCCCGGGTGCTCCTCGAGGCGCTATGGGAGGATCTCGAGGACACCTCGCACTTCCTGCCTTCGATGCTTCTCTGGGACCTTTGCCAGACGACCATCCCCCCACTCGACGCCTACACGCCGATCGTGGTGAGCCTAGACGGGGCCGTTACCTACGACAACTTCGGCATCACGGCCGTGAGCCGCCATTGGGAAGAGGCCAGGCACGCGACCGACGTCGCCTTTCGCTTCGTCGAGGCCTGGACGGCTGACCAAGGCCCGATCAACTTCATGGGCACGGAGGACTATCCTGGCCCTGAGCGCCGCCTGCGCTGGCTCATCAACAACTTCAATGTCGTGCAGGTCTGCTTCGATCCAGCCCAACTGCACGACATGGCGCAGCGGCTCGGCGTGCCGGGCGACGGGCTGGCGTGGTTTTCCGAGTTCAGCCAGGCGGCGGAGCGGCTGGTGGCCGACAAGCGCCTGCTGGATCTGATCATCCAGCGCCGGGCGCAGCACGACGGGAATCCGAGCCTGCGGCAGCACATCGAGAATGCCGACAAGAAAGAGGACCCCGAGACCCGGCGGCTACGGATCGTCAAGCGGCACGAGGCATTGAAGATCGACTTGGCCGTGTCGGGCTCGATGGCTGCCCATCGCTGTCTGGAATTGAATCTGTAGCCCACAGGGGCTATACTCACCGGGAGAATCGATGAAGCGACACAACCGCATGCCCCTCGCGCCCACCGCCGGCGGGCGCCGGCGCGAGGCCCAAGCCCTGATCGTCGAACGTCCGGGGCCGTCGGCCGAGATCGTCTGCCCCTTCTGTTTCCCCCGGCACCCCTTGGTGGTGGGCCAGCCGGCGAAGTGCGGCACGGTCCTCGAACTGAAGGCGGTGCAGCGGCTCTATACTGGAGTGGCGTGCGGAAAGTGCGGAAAGACCAACGGGACGCTGGTCAAGCGCGGCGACAACTACCAGCACGCGCAGGACTGCATGCCCGGCAAACTCCTACTCGCCGAAGATCCGGTGCCGAGCCGATGGGCGGCGATCGTCTATCGCATGCCTCCGCGCCTGAAGGTATGGATCGAGAACAGGCGGGGTAGCCAGGTGGCGACCCGGCTGCAGGGCCAGGATGGCAAGGTGGTGTACTCGTGGCTCCAAGCCTAGGAGGGTCGCATGCCAGATAATCCGCCCGCAGCCATCACGCCCGAGACTATGCTCGAGTCGGTGCGGGCCACTGTCCAGACCATCCCCGAGGCCTCGCAGGCGACGCAGCCCACCGATAGCATCATCATGTACATCGCCTCCGTGGCCGATTCCCTCCCGCCGTGGGGGACTCAGACCCAGCGCCGGGACAAGATGCTCCGGGAGTTCTTCATCCGGGAGCCGTTCCTCGCCGGTGCCGTCGGTTCCGTCTGTGCTTCGCACGCCTCCTATCGATGGGAAATCGAGAGCGAGGACGACGAACTGAAGAAGGTCGTCACGGCCATGCTCGAGACGGCCCACTTTGGCGAAGGTTGGACGTCGTTCGCCAGCATGGTGACCATAGACTACTTGACGCAGGACCGCGGGGCCTACGTCGAGATCATCCGAGATGGCGCATCGCCGTCCGCACCTGTGCTCGGCATTGCGGTGCTCGAGGCGTTGCGATGCACCCCCACCGGCAACCCCAGGACGCCGGTCGTGTACGAGGATGAGCACGGCGGCCGCCACCTCCTGAACTACTACGACGTCGCCCGCCTAATAGAGATGCCGTCCAGCATCTCTACCATGCGCGGCATGCAGTACTCCGCCGTCAGCCGGGTTCTCGCCGCCTCCCAGATCATGCGGGACATCATCATCTACCGGGGCGAGAAGGTCGGCGGCCGGTTCCAGCGCGTGCTACACATCGTGGGCGGGCCGGCCAAGCAGGACATCAGGCGGGCGCTACAGATGGGCGACGAGGATGCCGACAACCAAGGGCTGGTCCGCTTCCAACTGCCGACCATCCTAGCCTCGCTCGATCCTTCGAAGCCCGTGAGCCACGTCGAGATCCCGCTGGCCAGCCTGCCCGACAACTTCGACCTCGAAGATGAGATGAAGTGGTACATCACCACCATCGCCGCCTGCTTCGGGCGGGACTACCAGGACTTCGCCCCTCTGCCCGGCGGCAACCTCGGATCCTCGGGGCAGTCCGAAGTGATGGCGGCCAAGACGAAGGGGAAAGGCCCCCGGCTGTTCATGTCTAGCGTGGAATATGCTATGAACTTCCGGGGCATCGTGCCGACGCCCCTAGCGAAGTTCAACTTTCGGGAGATGGACCTCGAGGATGAGGGGAACCACGAAAAGATCCGGCGCCTGCGGGCTGAAACTCGAGCATCCATGATCAAGTCGGGCGAGATCACGCCCGAGGTGGCCCGGCTGATGGCCATCAAGGACGGGGACTATGACAAGGATTTGCTCCCCGTGATCGAGAAGAGCGAGGAGGAGGCCCGGGTGCGAGCAGAGGAGAACCTGCGGCTAAACGCCGAGGTGAACGCCGAGACACGGCAGACGCCCGGTGGCCGGACGTCCCAGGCCAACGTCCCCAAGCCGACCCGGAGCATCGGGGCGGCCAAGAAGGACATGTTGGCCCCGGACTTCCGGGCCGACCTGCAGGCTATGCTGCCACTGGCGGCCATCGTCCACTCGCTCAGGACGAACCAGCGCTCGGAGGCCCTAGCGCCAGTGCTCGAGAAGATGCTGGCTGGGCAGGTTGGCACGTCACAGGCCGTGACTGGCCTGCTGGTGGAGGTCGGAGCGCTCATCAAGACGCTCAAGGAGGCTCCGCCCCCGCAGGTGATCATCCAGCCGTCTATAATCCCGCCAGCCAAGGAGAAGTGACCGTGCCCGTGCAGACAGTGAACCTAGAAATCGCCCGTTGAAAGGCAAGGAGGAATAGCCCCATGAACATGCATCGTGTCTACGAACGCCCGGAAGGCCGGCGGGAAGGCAAGGTCCTGCTCGGTGTAGAGGTCCTCGATACGGGGACGCGCGCGGAGCAGCAGTTCAGCCCGGATCTCGTCGCCAAGGCCATCGAGCAGGGATGGATGACGCTGGAGGCCGACGTGCTGACCCTGAAGGCATATCAGCAGGAGGACCTGCACTACAAGGTCCTGCGCCTTCCTGGCCGCTACTGCCTGCACTGCAAGGCAGCCCTGCCCGGCGTCCGAGAGGACTACTCGGGCGTGGCGGCCCGAGAGCATGTGGCCCTCGAGCACCCCGGCAAGCCATCCCCCAGCAAGGAATGGCACACCGGCTACGAGGTTGTGAACGCGTTCGAGTGCGTGCTCGACGCCAAGCAGCACGCGAAGTTCAAGGCGGGAGGTCGCCGTGGCTAACTTCGTTTTCAACACCAGCAAGGGCCGTGCGGCGGAGTTCTACAACCGCGTCGACACCAACGACCCGGCGGCCGCCGAATTGGTCGTCATGCTCTTGGCTTCCACCGGCATCGAGACGGATGCTGTCCTACGGGACAAGGATACATTTGCCGACGTTGTGTCGGGCACGACCAACGAAGCCACGAACACGGGCTACGCCAAGAAGGTCCTAACCGATGTTGAACTGGCCGCCTTCGCGCCGGACGATGGGGCCGACGTCGTCAACCTCGACATCCCAGATCAGACATGGGTCGCCGTGGCCAACGATGGCACCGGCGCCATCGGTGATCTGGACATCGGCTATGACCCGGTCGGCTCCCAGACCATGGCCGACATCATCCCGATGACCCAGCACGATTTCGTGGTGACCCCGGATGGCTCGGACATCACGGCGCAGATCGCCGCGGCGGGCTTCTTCCAGGCGGCATAGCCGACGGCCGGGGCGCGGCAACGGAGGCGAAGTCCGACAGTTTCAGGCCAGGAGAACTAAATGAATCTGGCGATCTGCCTTATCCACAACCGGACGGCGCTACAGAATCGCGGCCAGATCACGGCCATTGCCAATCTGGTCGTTTCCAATTACCTGCCGCTAGGTTCGACCTCTGAGGAATATGAGGAGAGGTACTACACCATCGCGGGGCTGGCGGTCCCGCACGTCGCCAAGTTCTATCAGGTCCTGCCCTTCGGCGTGAACCGGCCGAACAACATGGAGACGCTCGACTCGCACAATGTCATCTACGGTGCGAGGGACGAGAACAAGACGGGTACACATCCCCGCTTTCGTAATTGGTCGATCAAGCGCGCCTGTGACCACGGCGCGGATGTTGTCGCCCTCGTGACTGACCACGCGCAGTTCACCGTTGCTGGGCTAACCCTCCAAATCGCCCGGCTGGTGGACCGGCGCTTGCTAGTCCTGCCACTGTGGGGCCTAGCCGTGTCCTGCCGCCTGTTCCCGCTGATCGGCCAGTTCCGGGAGGACCTAAACGCCGTCGACGCCTTGGCTGATCTTCGGGCGCGCATCCTCGCCGCCGGGTGGGAGGCAGACTGATGGCCCGGCTGATGTCCTTCCCGTTCGAACTGAACACCATCGCCGCTTCTATGGATTGGCAAACATCGACGACTGGTACGCCAGTCATTGAGACCACAGACTTCCGCTCCGGCGCAGCGGCGCTCAGGATCAACAGCGCTGCTGGCGCGGAGAACATCCAGCACATCTTCCGCACGACGCAAGGACCGTGTTGGACTCGGTTCTACTTCAAGGTGGTGGCTGGCGCTACCGGCAACGACGTTACGATCATTGCAACTCTGAATGGTGCTACGGCCCGGGTAGGGGTTCTTATCAATGCTGACGAGACACTGGAGTTCTGGAACCTGGAGGACTCCGCCCAGGTTGGAGCCAGTTCGTCAGCGATCAGTTTAGACACTTGGTATCGTCTTGAATACCTCATTGACTCGACCACATTGGCCTCCACCGCTATCGAGGCTAGGCTGTACGCGGCCTCGGACGAAAGCACCCTGCTGTGGAATCCATCGGGGACGATTAACTTGGCCCTCAACCCCGACCGCTTTCGTCTGGGCATCCCTTCGGCCGATGCCACGTTGGACATCATCTACGAAGATGGAGCGATCAACGACAACAGCGGTAGTTTCGAGAACTCCTGGCCGGGCGAAGGCGAGCAGATCATGCTCCGGCCGAGCGCCGCGGGCGACAACGCGGATTGGACGCGGGGCGGAACGGACAGCGGGGCCAACTGGTCGCAGGAAGAGGAGGCCCCACCCGATGACGTGACGACCTACGTTCAGAGCAATACCTCCGGTCAGATCGACGACTACAACCTGGACGCGACGCCCGCGGCGATGGCCTCCGATGATGTCATCAACTGCGTTCAGGTGGGCGTGCGGTTTGCGATCAGCGGCGCGGGTGGCGCGGACCCGGACTTCGTGCTGCGCATCAAGGCCTCGTCCGGGGGCACGGTCGAGGAAAGCGCCGCCCTTTCTGGTGCTGGCGACACCTCCTACCAGTCTTACAAAATAGCCACGCCTAGGCAATATGCGCTGACGCTGTATGACTTGCCCGGCGGGTCCGCGACGGCGTGGACAAAAGCCGACTTAGACGCGGCGCAGGTCGGCATACGCGAGACGATCACGGATACCCACTTCGTCCGGGTATCGGCGCTGTGGGTGGTGGTAGACCACAAGCCAGCGGCCGCTGGCGGCCAGACCATCCCGGTCGGCCAGGCGACCGAGGCCGACACCGCCCAGGCCATCACGCTGCTTCGCACCTACCCGATCACCCAGGTAACCGAGACCGATCTCGCCCAGGCCATCAGTGCGGTGCGGGCCTATGCGGTGGGCCAGGCCAGCGAGACAGATCTCGCCCAAGCCGTCGTGGTCCTTCGCACGTACCTGATCGGGCAGGCGTTCGAGACCGATCTCGCTCAGGACATCGGCCAGCCCGCAAAGGTCAATCAGGTCCTCGAGACGGATCTCGCTCAGGCGATTACGGTTGTCAAGGCGCTGTTGCTGGGCCAGGCTACCGAGGCTGATCTCGCGCAGGCCATCGCCGTTCTCAAGTCCCTGACTGTAGGACAGATCCAGGAGACGGACCTCGCCCAGGCCATCGCCGTTCTCAAGTCCCTGACTGTAGGACAGGTCCAAGAGGCTGATCTGGCCCAGGCCATCACAGTCGTCAGGAGCCGTCTGCTCGGGCAAGCCAGCGAGACCGACGTTGCCCAGGCCATCACGGTGCTCAAGGCGGCGCTGATCGGCCAGGCGAGCGAGACAGACCTCGCCCGCGCCATCACGATATTGCGGACGGTACTAGTTGCTCAGGTCCAGGAGACGGACCTCGCCCAGGCCATCACTGCCCTGCTGGGGCGTGTGGTTCAGCAGGTGCAGGAAACGGACTTGGCGCAGGCCATCACAGTCGTGGCTGGGGCTGCTCCCATCCCGCCGCCCGCGCCGCCCGCGCCTCCGATGGTGGTGGTGGGCCGCGTCCGTCGGCGCCGGGAAGAGCCGTCGGCTCCAATACGGCGGCTGATCGACGAACTGTTCGAGCCAGCCCGGCAGGCCGAGTTACGGCGGATCGAGGAATTGCTTCGAGAGGACGATGAGGAGATCCCGCCGCCGGCCTCCCGGCCATCCCCGAAGGGGCTGGGTGAAGTCGGTCTCGAGGACCTGATCCGGGCGTCCAAGGGATACGAGAATCTGGTGGCCGACATCGCCGTGGCGGTGACCAAGGCCATCAACCTTCCGGGCCTGAAGGAGTATTTGAAGGTTCAGGATGCCCGAGTAGCGGCCATTGAGAAAGGACCTACGGCCCCGGACCGGGGTCCTTCGGTTGATGCTCTAGCCCCGGACCGGGGTCCTTCGGTGGATGCTCTAGCCCCGGCCGAGGCAGCACGCCTCTACCAGGAGATGGTCGGCGAGATGATGGGCCTGATCGACCTTGACGTCCCACCGCCGACGATGACAGCAGAGCGGCGGAAGGAGATCCTCTCGAAGCCGGGCATTCACGCGACCCAGGTCGCCATCCTCAAGCAGACCCGTGCCCGGCCGCTCCGAACCAAGTACGAGAAGCGCCTCGCCGCCCTGATCCGGCAGTTGGCGACCGGCGAATTGAACGCGGCCGAGTTCATGGACTCGGCTTTCCAGGCGACCGTTGATGCCTATTGGGACGCGTTCGGGGATGGACGGGACGCTGGCGGGGTGGAGGAGGCGGTCGAGGTCTACTTCCACGAAGGCGGGATCGTGGCGGCCCAGGTCGTGTGGGCCGGCCAGAGCCTGCAGAAGATCATCGCCCTGCTGCCGGCTGGCCACAGCGATGGGGACCTGCAGGAGGCGCTCCGTCGGGTGCCGACCATGGCATCGGCCATCGAGGTACTCTGGTACGAGGGTCTGGGGACGGCTGCCGATGACCCTCTGTACGAGTGGATCATCGGGAGCACGAAGGAGCACTGCACAGACTGCCTCGGGTATCATGGGCAGCGGCACCGGCTGAAGGCATGGATCGCCGCCGGGGCGATCCCACAGTCTTATCCGCTGGAATGTCACGGCTTCGAATGCAAATGCGAGTTGCGGAAGAGCCGTGGCCATGAGGTTGGAACGCTACGATCGCCGGGGTTGAACTGATGGCCATCATCCGCTTCAAGCCGATCACCCGCAACCTGCGGGCCTACGACCCCAAGAAGGTGGTCCGGGCGATGGAGGATGGTCTTGCCGACGTCGGCAAAATGATCAAGGCCGACTTCGCAAAGACCACGTCTACCTGGAATGCGGGTGGCACGGACGGCAAACCGATCCCCGGCGGGCTACCCAAGTTCCGCACGTTCGGCCCCCGGATGGTTGGCGAGGCCATGATGCTCGAGGTCTCGACCCAGCACAGCGTCTACTACTACCTGAACTTCGGCACCCGGGCGCACCTGATCAAAGCGAGGCGTTCGAAGGTGCTCCGTTTCCGCACGGCCGGCCGTGGCTCCTATCGGGCCAAGACCCGGCAGGGCTGGCTGGGCAGCCAGGGCGGCGGCCCGCGTGGCCCGTGGACGATGCGGCCGCGCGTGGATCATCCCGGCAACTTCGCCCGCGGCTGGGACATCACGATCACTGAGCGGCAGCGGGGCCGGGCCGAACTTTCCAAGGCGATGAACCGTCGAATCAGGGATGCGCTCGGCTCGATGGGGGCTGGCGTTCGGAGTAGCCGCGCTTGACCGGCACGCGTATGCGTTCTACAATGCGCCACAGGTATGCCCTACAGCAATGTTCCGCGCCATCTATGGGGGAAGATGGACTCGTGTGTCCAACAAGTCATGGCTCGCGAAGGGGTCGACAAGAAGCGAGCCATCGCAATGTGCCATGCAAGCCTAGTGAAGGAGGCCGAGGTGGCGAGTTCCAAAGACCGTAGGCGACAGCGTCGGGCCGTCGAACGTCGAGAGGAAGAGAAGGGCTCGAACAGCGACCCCGAGGTGCTTGCCGCGCTGGCCTTGGCAGACCCGAACGTCATCGCCGACTATATGGGCACCGTGCCTGTGGGGAAGGACGACGGGGACGAGACTGGAGCCGAAGGCGATGATGGCTCGCCTGGCAAGATAGACGACATCTCGCGCGTCATCGTCGGGGCTAGGACGCCCGAGCCGGGCACCGCGGCTCCCTCGGTGCCGGAGGCGGACGACGCAGATCCGGCCGCCGACGAAGAGAAGGACAAGAGCCTCTACGCCGTCGCCTCGGGCGACATGTACGAAATCTACCGCCCGTTCGATGGGGCCGCGTCCTGGGGGGACTACGACGCCTACATCAAGGCCAGGGATCAGGCCCGCGCCATCAACGACGTCACCTATGTGTTCCAGACGCTGGTCGAGAACGTGATGCGGTCGGACGAGATCTCGCCCGACGAGAAGGCAAGCGCCATTGCCACGCTGGCGACCGGCTACAAGACCCGCCTGCAGAAGTCCAAGAGCGTGTTCGAAAGCCTGAAGCGCGCGCTGAGCGGGGCCGGCAAGAATGACCTGCCGGACTCGGCTTTCGCATACATCGAACCGGGCGGCAAGAAGGACGAGAGTGGCCGGACCGAGCCCCGCTCCCTCCGGCACTATCCCATCCACGACGCCTCCCATATCCGCAACGCTCTGTCCCGGGCGGCGTCGGCGGTGAGTAGCGGGGGGACCACAGCCAAGATTGCGCGCGCGGCCCTGCCGAAGATCCGGGCTGCCGCCAAGCGCGAGGGCATTGGGGCGGCGGGAAAGAAGGCCGAGAAGAATGGATCGGGCTTCTCGGTGATCAAGGCCGCCGACGGATCGTGGCGATGGGTCGGCTGGGTCACCAACAAGTTCCGTGACCGAGACGCCCATGCCCTGAACGCCGTGAAGGGCGGCGAGATCGTCACCAGCGAGGCCCACCGGGAATTCATCGAATGGGTCTACGCCGATCCGAAGAACCGCATGCCCGAACTGTGGATCTGGCACACGCCGGGAACGCAGCGGGAGAAGCGTGCCGACTGGATCGACTTCGCCGATGGCTTCGTGGTGGCGAGCGGTCCGCTGTCGGAAAAGGAGGCGGGTGAACTGCTCGCGCTCGAGGCCGTGATGCCCGACCTCGGGATGTCGCATGGCATGTTCGTCCTTTCCGTCGACGAGAAGAACGGGTATATTACGAAGTACCGCAGTTTCGAGGACACCGTCCTGCCCGCGAAGTGGGCAGCCAACCCGTGGACTGCGTTCTCCACCATCCTCAAGGAGGTGAGTGAAATGACATTCAGCGAGGACAAGCGCGCCACTCTCGTCGCCGCGTTGGGCGAGGAAAGGGTGGCAGATTTGGAAGTGACCACTGCAGGGATGGCGAAGACGCTCGTGGACCTTGGCATCGAGCACAAGGCCATCACGAGCGAGGCACCGGCCCCGGTGCCCGGAGATCCGGCCCCCGCGCCGCCCCCGGCACCCGTCCCGGCTCCGGGACCCTCGGCGGCCAAGGGCTACGAGGATCTGGTGGCCGACATCGCCACGGCGGTGACCAAGGCCATCAACCTTCCTGGCCTGAACGAGTACTTGAAGTCCCAGGATGCCCGCGTCTCGGCCATCGAGAAGGGGCCGGCCAAGATCGTGGCCGCGGCCATGCAGCCGAAGGCAGGCGCCAACCTGTGGGACAACCGACCGTCCCAGAGCGAGAGCACCAAGGTTACCGATGGCGCGCCCCAGCCGGCCGTCAAGGAAGTTGGCGAGGCGTGGATCGATGGGGCCTTCGGTGCCTCTGCAGTTCCGGCCGTGCCCGCCGCCCTAGCCTAGCCCGAGTCGATCCTGATCTTCGATCGAGGGAGTTGACATCATGGACCAGAACGCAATCCTGGAAGCCCTGGCGAAGGCGCTTCTGCCTGTCGTGCAGAAGCACACCACGCCCACGGGCACGCCCTCGAACCCATACGTCCACGGCCCGGGTGGGCTGTTCGGCGTCATGGGTCTCGAGCGGGAAGTCATCCACACCCGCCTGCAGCCCGTCGGTTTGGCCGGTATCCTCCCGGTGCGGCCAAGCGTCGACATGTGGCCCCTGTTTCCCTACATCAGCGGCTTCCGGGATGTGACGGGGGATGTGGCCAACGGAGTCTGCGACGATCCGCAGACAGCGGGGCCGATGAAGACCTGCCTGCAGACGGCGCCGTTCGGCCGCTACTCGTTCATGACCCGCGAGATGGAAATCAACCGGGTCGGCCAGGTGATCAACCGGGGCGAGTTCCTCGACCTGACGCTGATCAACAGCCCGTTGGCGGCGCAGTTGGGGTCCTCGATCTTCCCGACGATCCCAAGCGAGCAGCAGGCCCTGAAGGGCGCTGAGGTGCTGCAGCGCTTCATCGAGGTCGGCGTGGCGTTCCAGAACCAGTTGGGACGCCAGTTGTATGCCGCCAACCCGGTGAACGACTCGGCGGGCGGCGGGTACGAGGAATTCAACGGCCTCGATCTGCTGATCGGCACTGGCAAGGTGGACGCCAAGACGGCGATCGCCTGCCCCAGCCTCGACTCCATCGTCTGGGACTATAACCTGACGAACATCGCCAGCCCCACCGCCAACCCGAACATCGTCACCCTGCTGACCAACATCCTGCGCCGGCTGAACCACATCGCCACTCGGACGGGGCTACAGCCTCTGGTGCTCACGTTGGCCATGCGGCAGGACCTGTTCTGGGTGATCACGGATCTGTGGGCGTGCGCGTACTACAGCGACCGCTGCCAGACCTTGAACAACGCGCAGGTCATGCTCGACGGAACCGAGATGACGACCATCCGGGATGCCATGCGGAATGGCGAGTACCTGCTGGTGGACGGCAAGAAGGTCCCGGTGGTCATCGACGACATGATCCCCGAGCAGTCGAGCAACGAGGACGCCGCCATCCCGGTGGGCTGCTTCGCCAGCGACATCTACATCGTCCCGCTGACGGCCCGCGGCATGCCGGTGACCTACTTCGAGCACTTCGACTACCGCGGCGGATCGATGCAGGCGGTGGTCGATGGCCGCATGACGCAGTACTTCTGGACGGACGGAGGGATCTTCCTCTGGCACGCCAAGCCGCCGCTGAACTGGTGCGTCCAGTGGCTCGGAAAGATCGAGCCGCGGCTGGTGCTGCGGACGCCGCACCTGTCGGCGCGGATCCTCGACGTGCTGTACTGCCCGCTGGCCCACAGCCGCGACACGCACCCCGATGATCATTACTGGATCGACGGTGGTGTGACGGAGCGGAGCGTGGATTACTTCTACCACGAGGGTCGGCTGCCGTAACCTGACCACGGAGTGAAGGGAGGGGCGGGCAACCGCCCCTCCGTCACTCCCCGGAGCGCCTAGGGCAGTCGCGCACCTGCCCGAATGCGGTTGCTCCCGGCCGCTGGCGCTCCGGGGGTTTACGGGAGAGAAAGGCCTCGGGAGGGCCTATGAACAGTCCCCTCGAGGGCCAGGACTATCTGGCCCACCTCGCACAATTTGACGACTGGAACGCTCGAGCATTCCTCGCCATCATCGTGGCGTTCGGCGCGCCCATGACTTATCTGGACGTCGGATGCGGCACAGGTGCCATGATCCGTATGGCTCGGCGGCTAGGTATCGACGCCGTCGGCCTGGACATCCTAGCCCCGCCGAACGCGGATCTCCACGGCATCATGAAGGTGGACGTTTCCCGCGAGTTCAATATCCTTCGGAAGTTCGCCCTGCTCACCTGCATCGAGGTGGCCGAGCACATCCCGGAGGATCAGGGAGGCATGCTGATCCGCAATATCGCCGAGCACGCCGCCGAAACATGTCTGCTCATCTGGACGTCCGCCGGCCCCGGCCAGGGGGGGGAGAACCATCAGACGCTCGTTCCCGGCTACGTCTGGCGGTCGATGCTCCATGACCACGGGCTACACTACAACGAGGCCTGGACCCACCGGCTACGGCTCATCTGGCAGGCCATCGGCATGCCCATGATGTGGCTGCCGGATAACCTACAGGTGTTCGACCGATGATCATCACCCGGACGCCGCTGCGCGTGTCCTTCATCGGTGGCGGGACGGATCTGCCGGCCTGGTACGAGAACCATGGCGAGGGGCAGGTGTTCGGCGCCACCATCGGATTGTACGTCTACGTGATCGTCAGCCCCCACTGGAATCCGCACCGCTACCGGGTGGCCTACAGCCGCACCGAGGACGTCGACAACCTCGACTATGTGAGCCACGGGATCATCCGTAATGCTCTGCGCCGGGCTGGCCTGACCCTTGGGGGCGTGGAGATCCACACGATCGCCGACATCCCTGGCCAGGGATCTGGGCTTGGATCGAGTGCCGCCGTCGCCGTCGGGACGCTGAAGGCGCTATTCGACTATCAGAAGCGCTACCTGCACTTTCAGGACCTGGCGGCCATGGCGGCCGCCATCGAGATCGAGGACCTTCGAACGGGTGCCGGCAAGCAGGACCACTACATCGCCGCCTACGGTGGGGTGAACCACTTCCGGTTCAGTAATGCCGATCCGCTCGTCAGCGGGGGGGGCGGCTATGTCGACGAGAAGATCCGTGATCATTGGTCGAAATGGATGCCGCTGTTTTCCACGGGCATCCATCGCCACGCCGAGCCAATCCTCAAGGAGACCGGGAAGCGCATCAAGGCAGGTATGGCGACGGGCGCCCTGCAGCGCACGCTGGCCATGGTCGAGCCGATGAAGTTGGCGCTGCTCTCCGGCGAGATGGAGGCGGTTGGCGAGATGCTCGACAAGGCGTGGAAGCACAAGCAGGCAGCCAACCCTGATGCCATGCCGGCCGGTGCCGTCCAGATGTACCGGAGGGCACTCGAGGCCGGGGCGCTGGGTGGCAAGTTGTGCGGCGCCGGCGGCGGAGGCTACTTGCTGCTGGTGGTACCGCCCCGGAAGTGGCAGGCCGTGGCCGACGTTGTGGGCCAGCAGCCCGTGCGGGTGCCCTACGGGGTTGGCGGAAGCACCACCATCTTCGTGGAGCAGCGATGACCGCCTGGCCGACCATCGGGGTCGCCCTGCTGACTTACCGTCGCACCGACCTCGCTCTGCGGACTGTGCGGGCCATGATCGGCAACCTCGTCTATCAGGGGCCGCTGGTCTGGTATATCGCCGACGACGGATCGGAAGATCAGCACATGAGGGCATTGCTCGAGGTGCTGGGCGGGCATCTGATCGGCTTCCACAGCGAGCGTGTGGGACCGGGGCCGTCCTGGAATCGGGCGGTGGAGGCAGTCATGAATGCGACGCCCTTCGTCCTATGGCTCGAGGACGATTGGGAGTTGCGGCGCCCGCTGAATATCGAGCCATACGTTGACCTGCTGATGAACAACGGCCAGGTGGGGATGGTGCGGACGGGAGGCCTGCCCATCGGCCTGCTGGCGGAGAGCGTGGGCTACGGCGGCGTCCACTACCTGAACATCCTGAAGGACCGCCAGTACTGCTACTCGGGCAATCCAAGCCTGCGGCACTCTCGTCACTTTGCCGCCTATGGGGGCTACCCGACCGACCAGCGCCCGGCCGGCGAGTGCGAGGTGTTCCACGACCACTTCGTCCGCACCCGGCCTGGACCAGAGGTCTGGTGGCCTGTCGACATCGGGGGCTGGGGGATCTTCGGCCACATCGGGACCGAGAAGGCATAGGAGGCATCATGTCGAACGAACTCGCCGCGCTGATCATGGGACTGCTGATCGCCGGGCTGGGCTACGTTCTGGGCCGGCAGGTAGGCTGGGCAGCCCATCGGCGGGCTGAGCAAGACGAGCGAGACCAAGCCAGCGCCAACATTGACCGGGCCATCCGTGAGTGGTTCGGATGAACATCCTGCTGACGGGAGCGAGGGGATTCATCGGCCGGCATACCATGGCGGACCTGCTGGCCGCCGGCCACACGGTCCGGCCGCTGGACCGGAAGCCAGATCCCGACATGCCCGGCGGCGGCATCTGGTACGACCTACGGGATGCGGACCGGCTCGGGCTGGCCTTCGAAGGCCGACGTTACGATGCGGTGATCCACCTAGCCGCCAGCGCCAGCCTGCAGCACAGCATCGACGATCCGGCCGACGATGCCGAGCACAACATCCTCGGGACGATCAACTTGCTGGAGGCCTGCAAGCGACACGGCATGGGGCGCTTCGTGTTCGCCTCGACATCGGCCGTCTATTCCCCCTATGGGGATCTCCCCTACCAGGAGGACGACCCGAAAGGGCCGCAGAGCGCCTACGGGGTCAGCAAACTGGCTGGCGAGGACTACGTCCGGCTGGCTGCCGTATCGGGCCGAGGCATGAGCATAGCCATCCTGCGGTACGGGAACGTCTACGGGCCAGGGCAGAAGGCTGTCGGGGAGAATGCGTTGGTGGCCCGGGCGCTGGATCACATCTACTTCGGGACGCCCTTCGTCATCAACGGCGACGGCGATCAGACGCGGGACTGGATTCACGTGCGGGACGTGGCTCGAGCAAACCGACTGGCGGCTGAGCGGCAGGTTCCGATCGTGGCCAACATCGCCACCGGCGAAGGCAAGTCGGTGAATTGGGCCCTTGGCGTGCTGGCGGCCGCCGCCGGCTGGCAGGACATTTTCAAGACGCACGGGCCGGCGAAGCCAGGCGAACTCCGGGACGTGCGATTACACTGCGCGCAGGCGAGCATCGGACTTGGCTTCGTGGCAGAGATCCCGGCGGCAGAGGGCTTGACGGATACGGCTGTCGCATGGGCCTGAAACTAGCCATCGTCCCGTGGTTCAACCACCCGGACCGGGGGGACGGCGGCATCCGGCGCGTGGTCGAGGCGCAGGTTCGGTACCTGCGGGACTACGACGTCGAGCCGATCGAGAACGCCGACGAGGCCGATGTGCTCATGTGCCACGGCACGTCGCTGGTTACCCGCCCAGGAAAGCCCGTGGTCAATTGCAACCACGGGCTGTACTGGAGCCGTTACGATTGGCCCCTGTGGGGCGAGGAAACCAACGCCCTGGTCATCGATGCCATGGCGAACGCCCAGGCACATACGGTGCCCAGCCGATGGGTTGGGGACGCCGTGCGTCGGGGCATGCTCGTGTACCCCGAGGTGATCTATCACGGGGTCGAGTACGACGAATGGCAGGGTGAGCCGGGGAAGCACGGCGGCTACGTTCTGTGGAACAAGGCCCGGACGGATGCGGTGTCGGACCCGGCCGATATGAATCAGGTGGCGGCGATGCTACCGAAGCGGTGGTTCGTGTCCACCTTCGGCAACCCGGCGCGCAACGTCCGGCTGGTCGGCAAGCAGGCCCACAGCGTGATCAAGCCGCTGGTGGTGGAGGCGGGGGGCTATCTGGCGACCACCCGCGAGACCTTCGGGATCGGGACGCTCGAGGCGATGGCTGCCGGCGTGCCAATCGCCGGATGGGCCTGGGGCGGGCAACTCGAGATTGTCCGTCAGGGCCAGACGGGATACCTAGCCCCGCCCGGCGATCACCGGGCGCTCGCAGACGCCATCGAGGCGTGCATCGCAGAGCGGACGCGCCTGTCGGCGAATTGCAAGGATGACGTTCAGGAGCGATGGCTCTGGCCAGACAAGATCCGCCAGTACGCCATGCTGATCCACCGGGTCCACGAGGCCTATCACCGGCCCGGCCCCCGGGTGTCGGTGATCATCACCTGCCACAACCTGGCCCGGTTTGTGGGCGAGGCCATCCGCTCAGTCCAGTCTCAGTCCTTCGAGGATTGGGAGTGCATCGTCGTCGACGACGCCAGCACGGACCCGACCAAGGAAGTGGTGGAGATCCACTGCGCGGACCCCCGCGTCCACTATTTGCCGACGCCGGCAAACTTGGGCCTGTCGGCTGCCCGCAACTTCGGCTACCGGGCCAGCCGGGGGCGGTATGTGGTGTTCCTCGATGCCGACGACATGATGGCGGACAACGCCTTGGCCATCCAGGTGGAGGCGCTTGACACTCGTCCCGGCATGCACATCGTGACGGGTGGGCTGGAGATCGTCGATGATGGGGGCAAGAACCGGCACCGGAACGACTGGCCATCCGGCGCCTACAACTGGTTCGGTCAGATGGCCCACATGAACCAGATTCACTACTCGAGCATGATGCGCCGGGAAGTGATGGAGCGCTCCGGCGGCTACCGGGTGCGGGACTGGCGGGCCGAGGACGCAGCCCTGTGGTGCCGGGTGACGTCGCTGGGCTTCCGGGCCGTCCGGGTGACCGATGCGCCCACCCTGATCTACCGGGACCGAAGCGACTCCAAGTCTAAGGGCGAGCCGGGGGACGGGCCTTGGACCGAGGCGTTCGGCTGGGCGCTGGCCTACAAGTTCGACCGCACCCTGTCGGTCGCTGCGGCCCGCGGGCACCATCCTAACCCGGATGTTGTTCCGTTCGGGGCGCAGGGGTCGCCCGCCCCCCACAAGGCGTGGCCGGTGCATGATTACGCCAACCCATTCGTGTCGGTGATCATCCCGGTGGGACCGGGCCATGAGCGGTACGTCATCGACGCTCTGGACTCGCTACTGGCCCAGCGCTTCGTGAATTGGGAGGCCATCGTCGTCAACGACACGGGCCGGCTTTGGGCGCAGGGCTTCGACAGCCCGCTGGCCGGCGCGCCGTTTGCCCGGATCATTACAGCCAGCCAGCACCTAGGACCGTCCGGTGCCCGAAACTTGGGGGGGAAGTACGCCCGGGGGGAGGCGCTGCTCTGGCTGGACGCCGACGACTATCTGATGCCGTTGGCCCTCGACAAGATGGTGGCGGCCTACGTCGAGAGTGGCCGGGTGATCTACACCGACGTCTACCAGCGGTTCGCTGACGACAGGAAGCCCATGGAGCCTTACGTCACCGAGGACTTCGTGTGCGGGGCGGTACTCAAGCGCATGCAGCACACCTCGCAGGTGTTGGTGCCTCGGGCGGTCCATGAAAAGATAGGAGGCTTTGACACCACGGCACCGGGGTGGGAAGATTGGGACTACCTCATCGCCCTACAGCATCAGGGGCTATGCTCTCTCCGCATCCCTGAGCCGCTGTTCGTCTACCGCAAGGAGAGCGGGCAGGTCCGGGAGAAGGCGTGGGCCAGCCGGGAGCAGAACGTCAAGTGGATTCGCAACAAATGGTTGCCCTACTACGAAGGGAGGATGGAGATGCCTTGTAGCAAGTGTCCTCAGCCGGCCGACGGAGCGCGGAAGCCCCAACAGGTGTTGTCCGCGGCTTCGGGCGGCGGATCATCGGGCGCGTCGACAGACGCGGTGCTCATGGCCTATCAAGGGCCGGGGCCGAAACGTATGGCTATGCGAGGGAAAGTCACCGGGACGGTCTACCCCTTCAAGCAGGGCGAGTTCCGGTACGTCGATGCCCGCGACGCTACTGACTTCCTAGGGCGCGTGCGGGGGGACGGATCGCATGATTTCCTGCTGAAGCCGAAGCCCGTCCTGCCCAGCGTGCCGCCGCCAGCCGAAATGACAGTGGCTGGCCCGCCGCTTCCTCTGCCCGTGATGGGCGTCGACATGGCGGTCGGTGAGGACCATGGAGGAATAGCGGAGATCCACGTGAGGATCTCAGACCTCGACGAGGCTGGAGCGAAGGCGCTTGCCCGGACGGCCAACCCGGAGGACTACGAGGCGCTGATCGCCGAAGAGGAATCGGGCAAGCATCGGCCGAAGGTCCTCAATTCGCTCAAGTACTGGCAGAGGATGCGGGGCGAGAGGGCGACGGCTTGATGCTTGCGCTAACCCCCATCTCTCTGCTACTGTTGGTGTTGGCGACATGGCGCCTCTCGGCGATGATTGCTTACGAGGTTGGACCGTGGCGCTTGTTCGTTCGACTGCGGCGACTCGTGGGTATTGAACCCGATGACGCAGGCCGGCCCGCCGCATGGAATCCAGACGCTTTCCTGGCCGGCCTGTTCGTGTGTCTCTGGTGCGTGTCGGTGTGGGTCGGGCCTGCGCTAATGGTGATGGTGGTAGTGTGGCCGCCAGCGCAGTGGTTGCTGACGCCACTGGCATTGAGTGCGGGAGCGATCCTAGTTGAGCGGCTCGCGCGGGGCTGATAGGAGAGCAGGATGAGCAGGGCGATCATCCGCACGTGGCTTCCTCTCGACCGATGGCGTGAATACTTTGGGATCAACCCATTGCACTTCGCCCAAGCGTTCTCGGCCAAGTTCCCCGGCCAGGACTGCGGCGACGTGTGGTTCCAATACGCGTGGCAGCACAGCAATCAGGTGGGGCGCCACGAGTTGGCATCGGCGATCCACTCCGCCGAAAAGGCCATCGCTGACCAGGTCAAATACAACCTGATCCCCGACTGGACGGCGGCGGAGAAGGTGAAACTCCCTCGGCCAGCCCGTCGAGAGGTGTACTTTGCCGACGTCGGCAACATTCGCGGGCAGGCCCGCAGTCTCGAGGTGCAGCGGGGCCACCTGATCGCCCCCGGATACCGAGTGAAACAGACGATCACCACCGGGCTGGCATTCGCCCGGGCCGACAATGACGGCGACAGTTACGATGAGGACTGTCTCGCCACATTCGCCACCGCCGTCACCGACCCGTGCGAGATCCGCATCTACTATCCGGGGCACGAGGGCGAGGACGAGTGGGAGATCCGGCCAGCCACGGTCGAGATCGCCGCCGGGATAGCCAGCGTGTCATTCAAGGCATGGCTGGCCATCGACCCGGATCTGCAGGAGGGGCTGGCGCCTGGGCCGATCGACGGCGACGTCAGCACCAACTACATCACGACGGTCGACGTCTACCGGGTCTACACCGACCCCTCGACGGAAGGCCAGATGGTGTGGGAAGGATCGCCCGGCTCTTGCGGCGCATGCGTCGCCTGCAGTGTCGGGCTACAGGATGCCTGCGTCGGCTTTCGGGACGAGGAGATGGGCTACGTTACGCTGACGCCGGCCACATACGCCGACGGCGAATGGACGCCAACGGCGCTGGCGACATGCCGCGCGCCGGACCGAGCGCGGCTATACTACCTGTCGGGCTGGCAGGCCCAGGACGTGGCCTGCTCGATGAAGGACATGGACCGCTACTGGCTCGAGGCGGTGGCTCGGTATGCGGCGGCGCTACTTGATAGGCCGGTGTGTTCGTGCAATAATACCGAGAACTTCATCAAGGAGCAGCAGAGGGACATCGCTGCCGTGAGGACGGGGATCATCTTCCAGGTGTCGAACGACTCGCAGGTGGCAAATCCGTTCGGGACTTGGGTCGGCGCGCTCTTCGCGTGGATGCGTGTGAACGGCAAGGGAAGGGCGCTACCGAAGTGAGAGAGGTGGACTATCAGGATGAGAGGGGACGCAAATACCGTGTGCGCCTGCCTGACGAAGCCAGCGATGATGAGGCTGCCGACGGAGTGCCCGTCGGCCCGGTCGAGGTAGCCGATGCGCTCGGCCTACCGGAGCCGGTGGCGACCCGCCTCCACAACGAACTCCACAGACGGGGCCTGTGGAATCTGCGTGAGGTGAAGCGGAGGCCCGACGCGCTCCTCGGGGCGCTACAGGCCACATTGAACGTGGACGTGCAAGTGCTTCTGAAAGCATTCTCCGACTACGAGAGCCAAGCCGTTTAGGAGGCCCCAATGGGAAACGAGATCACCGTCGCTGGCGAGAGCCGAGTGTGGCTGGCCGAATTCGGTGCCGGACCTGGGCACGCATTCGTGTATCAGGGGTGCATGAAGATCGGCGACACTTCCTGGCCGCAGGGCGACATCACCCGGATCGAATGTCCCTCGCCGGACCGGCGCAACGAGTTCGTCGAGGTAGCGGCCGTGCAGGGGGCGCAGGAACGTGTGAGCACGGAGTTGATGGGGCGCTACCCGCGCGACATCAGCACCCTGCTCGAACTGACCCGGCGCCGATGCCGCTTCGACATTCAGGTCCACGTCGGCCGCTGCAAGAGCCCGCAGGACTACCTCGGCGGCTGGGACAAGATCAAGGTCTACCGCGAGGCAACGGTCACGGAGTGGTCCGACGAGAACGCCGGTGCGATCGAGTCGGGTGAGCAGAACCCGACGAACGAGACCGGGGCCATCAGCGCCAAGGACCTCTACGAGATCGTCCCGATCGCCTTCGCCGAGAAGGCCAAGACGGAGGTCGTGCGGGAGGTCGTGGCCGCTGTGATCTGCGACTCGGCGTCCTGTGGCGACTGCGAGAACCCGTCGAAGGGCTGCGAGAAGGCGTTCTTCCTGATGGGCGGCACGGGGGCGACTCCGGGCACCAAGCCGGCCGTGGTGTTCACGGGCGACGGCGGGGTGACGTGGGGCGTGTCCTACGTCGACAGCATGTTCTCGGACGAGACCCCGACTGGCCTTGCCTGTGTGGGCGGCTACCTCGTGGCGATCTCTGAGACGACCACCGGCCTGCACTACGCCTCCATCGACGAGATCTTGGCCGGCACCGAGACCTGGGTCGAGATGACCACAGGCTTCGTCGGGGCGATCGAGCCGTTCGCCATCGCCAGCGCCGGCGCTCGGGCGACGTGGATCGTCGGTGAGGACGGCTACATCTTCTTCGTCCTCGACCCGACCGTGTCGGCCGAGGTGCAGGACGAGGGCGTGGCGACCAGCCAGGACCTCGCCGACATCGCCGCTCTGGACGGCCGCAACGTGGTGGCCGTGGGCGCCAGCAATGCCGTGGTGTTCACGGACAACGGCGGAGTGACATGGCAGTCGGTGACTGGCCCGTCAGTGGGCGTGAATCTGACTGCAGTTGTCATGCTCGGGGCCTCGCTCTGGCTGGTGGGCAACGCCAATGGGGCGCTGTACTTCACCGAGAACGCCGGCGTGTCCTGGACCCAGATCAGCCTGCCCGGCACGCCTACGGTCATCCGCGACATCAAGTTCGTCGACGACGTCGTCGGCTACCTAGCCTTCGACGCGGCTGGCCCGGCCGGGCGCATTGCCCGGACCGTCGACGGGGGAGCGACCTGGTACATCCTCCCCGAGAAAGCAGTCTCGGGTGTCATCCCGGCCAACGACCGGATCAACGAGATCGCCGTGTGCCGGGACAACGTCAATCTGATCTTCGCTGGCGGCCTGTCCGACCTGTCGACAGACGGGATCATCATCAAGGCCGCGTAGACGGGAGCCAACCATGGTTGATGTAGCGACGGGCGATCGGGAGTCGCTCGAGCGCATTGCGGCCGCCGTGAACAAGGAGGGTGAGGGTCCGAGGACCCTCACCCTCTCGACCGGGGTCGTTCTGCTGATCAAGCGAGTGCCGGTGATGTTGCCCACGGACATTGCGGCCGAGGCGCTACGGGTCCAGCCGAAGGTCCCGCGGGTGTTCGTCGAGGCCCTTGATCGGGTCGAAGAGAACCCGGACGACCCGGACTACAAGTCGGCGTTGCAGCAGTGGCAGGCTGGCATGCTGCTGGACATGAACAACGCCTTCATCCTGCTCGGGACCGAGCCGACGACCATTCCCGAGGGCGTGCCCGCAGCCGATGCCGCCGAGTTCCTCGAGCAGATGAAGATCCTGCGGCGCGACGTCGAAGGCCCACGTGCCCGCTACCTGGCGTGGGTGAAGTACTGTGCGGCGCCGGACCAGAATGACATCGCATCCATCGTAAGGGAGGTGGGACGGCTCTCCGGCGTCAGCGAGGCTGACGTATCGGAGGCCGTCCAGGGCTTTCAACGTTAGGTACGACGGCGACCCTGTCCTGCTGATCAAGCCCAGATACGCGCTGGGAACCCGGGTCACCTACGGAATCCGACACCCCGAGTTGGTGTCCCCGTTCGAGGAGCACGACGCCCGCATCGGGGCTGGCTACAGCGTGGAGGAGTGGTACGCCATGCCGCCCCGCGGCCGAGCAATGGAAGTCGCTCTCAATAGGCTCCGCAACCAGATCCGGCTCTTGCAGAACGCCGAGATGCAGGACCATCTGCGCCATAAGCGGGGGCGCCGTTAGATGGCCTTCCCAACCGTAGGCGTGCTGGCCATCGTCGAAGGCATGAACTCCTTCCGCCGCGACATGGACGAAGTCAAGCGGCGGATGGAGCAGTTGGGCCAGACGAGCCAGAGCGTAGCCAGGCAGACCGGAACCCTCTCGACCGCCATGGGCGGCGTGGGCGGCGCTCTATCCGCCATCGGGACCATCGCCGCAGGCATCCTAGCCGCCGGAGCCATTCGTGCGATCGCCAACGAGATCAAGCAGATGGCGTCGGAGGCCTTTGACGCCGCCGCCCAACTGCAGAAACTCGAGATCCAGTTCAACACGCTGGTGGCCCGCGAGTTGGCAGCCTCCAACAGTACCGAGGGCTTCGCTGACTACCTGCGGGAAGCCGGGGCGGCCTCCGACTACCAGGTCCAGCGCTTCATCAACCTGCGGAACTCGCACGACAACTTCATCAAGAAGATGGCGGAGGTCGACCAGCACACGGCGGCCGGGCGATACGCCTTCGAGCAGTACGGGAATCGACTCAAGTGGGTCGACAGCCAGATCCGCGAACTCATTCCAGGCTTCGACGGGCTGGACAACCGCCTGCAGCAGTCCGCCTTCGGGACCTACGACTTCTCCGAGGCCCTGAAGGAGGCCGCCGCGCCAGCCCGGGAACTCCTGAACTGGTCGCTCCAGATGTCCGTGACCACCCCCTTCCGGCCGCAGACCATCAGTAGCGCCATCAGCCTGTCCATGGCCATGGGTTTCCAGACCAAGGAGATCCGACGGCTGATCACGGCGACGGGCGACTACACCGCCGGCATGGGGCTGAGCGACGAGGTCATGCAGCGCATCCTGTACAACTTCGGCCAGATGAAGGCGGCCGGCAAGGTGATGGGAACCGAACTGCGAGACCTCGCCCGCGGCGCCATGATGCCTGTGGCGACCGTGCTCGAGATCATGCAGCGCAACATGGGGCTGACCAACATCTCCCTCGACCAGTTCCGCAAGAACGCCGCCGCAGGCCAATACGACGTCGACCAATTCGTGGAAGCCTTCGTGCAGATGGCCGAGAGCGACTTCGCCGGGGCCATGAAGCGCATGTCGGGCACGTGGGCTGGGGTGACTCAGGACGTGCAGGACTTCATCAACGTGATCCTCGGCGCCAGCGTGCTTCGGCCGATCCTCGACAGTCTATCCAAGGGGCTCCGGGGCTTGATCGACAGCATGACGGATGAAGAGACGGCCGCCAAACTGGAGACCACCCGCGGTCTGATGAGCAGTATCGTCACCAGCGTCGGAGGCATCCTCACAGCCCTGTCGGGGATGGCTGGATTGAAGATCGAGCCGGGGGGGTTCCTTCAGTCGTTCAATGATTTCCTCCGGGGCATCGCCATTCCGATGGCCCAACTGCGAGCGCTTCTGCGAGGCGATTTCAGTTTCGACGAGTGGCTACAGCGCGTTGGGTTCACGGAGGCGCAGAGCGAGAGCATCAAGGGATTTCTGCACCTGTTTGACCCCGTGATTCAGGGCCTACAGATGCTGTACGATGCGGCCGTCGGACTTGGCCCCACGATCAAGCAGACTATCGACGACCTGGTCGCGGCAGTTTCGCCGGTCGTTGCGATCGCATTACCGGGTGTCCTCGAGAACCTCGGCGAGATCTTTGGCGGGCTGGGGAAGTCGCTGGCGGCCACCGGACCAGGCATCTTGGACATTCTCGGCAAGGTAGTGGCCTTGCTCGCCACGGCGGCCATCGGCACGCTGGATCTCTTCGTGACTAGTCTTGCTACCCTGCTCGACATCGCCAACGGCGATTGGGCTGGTGCCGCAGAAAACGTCGGGGGGTTCTGGGACAGGTTCCTCGAATCTGCCCTGTCGCTCGCTGGCGAGACGCCCGAGTCGTTCGCCGAGAGTTGGTCGTGGGTGTGGGAAGCGGCGGGCATCATCTCTGACAGGTTCTGGTCGAATCTGCAGGAGACGTGGGCGGCGAATGACGACATGCTCCTGCTCATAGTCCAGACCATGATCGCCAACTACTCGGAGCGGCTCAAGACGGATTGGGCAACCTTCCTTGAGGACATGCTGGGAGGCATCGATGCCTGGGCCGGCGTCTGGGCCAATCTCGAGACCATCAGGCTCGAACTGGTCAAGAGGGGTGGGGCCTTGATCCAGGGGTTCTGGGACGGTGCGAAGGCCAAGGTCGCCGCGTTCATGACCTGGCTCAGCGGAAAGATCAGCGATATCCTCGCTCTGTGGGACAAACTGCTTGATATCGGTTCGCCATCCCGAGTGATGGTGGGCATCGGGAAGAACATGATGGCTGGCCTGCAGAAGGGCGTTGGCGAGGGGATGCGTGGCACCCAGGCGGCCATGACCGCGGCGGCTGGCCAGCAGGCAGCGGCCCTGCCCGTGATGGCCGGCGGCGGGGCGTCGACATACAACCGCACGATCAACATGGGCGGCGTCTACAATCAGGGCATCGGGGGCGGAGTGTTCGACCGGGCCATGCGTGACTGGCTGGGAGCCTAGATGGACTATCCCAAGGGCCTAGCGGTCTGGCGGCTACTCACGGACGAGGACGAGATTGACCTCTTTCGGGTGGATGGAGATAGCGTTCTCGCGCCGGACGTTGACGGGCTGGGGAGCGTGGCCGTCAGCCCGGAGGCCTACGACCGGCTGTCCAGCAGGCTCGAGGATCTTCTGTTCGTTGAGCGGGCCGGCATCAACGTGCGGGAGCACGACATCGATGCCTTAGCCCGCGAGCACGACCGGCTGACCCAGGCCGCCCGCAAGGCGCTACAGTATCGGGAGAGGGGCAACCGCTACCGGGCGCCGGTGGTGATGCTCCAGAAGGCGATCGGCGAGACCAACCCACGCTACGCGGTCGTCCACTCCATCCCGCAGTACGAGAACCCCTCCAGCCTCTGGACGCCGGCGATGGCGCAGCAGGCCGCCATCGAGAACCTCGAAGTCAGCATCGCCCGCTACATCTGGCGGGATCAGGTGCCGGGCCAGCGCGGTAGCCCCATCCGGCTGACTCCGCTGGACAGCCACCCAGACGACGGGGCACTGGCCTGGTCCTTCGTTGGCAACCACCGGCAAGAAAACGGTGCGATCAGCCACATCTATCGCTTCGATACCACTGGTGGCACGTTCTCGGCGAACCTAGTGGGGACGGAGCACGACCTGTTCGACGCCGACCCCGAAGTAGGCGACATCTATTACATCGGCTTCCCGCCGACCGAGCCAGGATTCCACTTGGCAGGGCGGTTGGTGACAGCCGGAGTCTACAGTGGCCTCGCCTGGGTTCTCGAGTACTCGGATGGAGCGGCGGGCTGGCCGGACTTCACGCTCGGTAGCCACTACACGCGCTTTCCCGACGACGAGATGTGGAACCAATTGGGGCCGGTCCTGCTCGGTTGGTCGGGCTACAACGGCGTCAATGCCTGGGCCGCCGAGACGGTCAACGCCGTCAGCCGATTATGGGTCCGGTTGCGTGTCACGGGTCTCACTTCGATGACGACCTCGCCGCGCATCGCCAGCGACCACATGGCGCTACGTCGTCCTGAACTGGAAATCCCTGCAACCTCCCTGCGAGGCCGGACCTCCCCCTATATGATGTTGCGGCTCAAGACGCCTTCGGGCGGGGACGGGTCGGCGGGGAAAATCGGGAACATCTCGCGCGTCATCGTCGGCGCCAAGACGGAGAACATCGGCGACGGGGGCTTCGTCAGCCGCATCAACCTAGGCAACGCCGGGAACCCGGCCGGCATCGCCGTGACCTACGGGACAGACACCTCGGCGGTTGCCAACCTCCGTACACCCGGCGGGGCGGCGGCGCAATGCACATTCGCCACCGACACGACGATGACGATGCGCTGCCGAGTGACGCTGACGGACCTGCTGGAGGCCTTGAAGGGCGAGTATCGAGTGTTCCTCAAGTGCGGCCAGGTTGGTGGGGTCGCAGGCGACGATTATGTGAAACTCCGGGCTATTCTCATCTCGCCTACGACCTACTTCCCCGTTCAGGAGTTCTCCGAAGTCCGCATGGCGAGTCTGGCCGCCGCCGGGAACCTCGACGAACTGGTGAACCTGACGCCGGGAGGATACCTGACCGTTCCGTTCGCCGAGGTGGACGAGGCCGACCCGAGTTACGCCACGGCCAACCTTGTGCTGGAGGTCCACGCGAAGGGCACGGCAGCCTCGGACCTATTCCCGTTCGAACTCATCCTCATCCCGACCAACGAATGGTCCTGCGAGTACGCCGACCCGCTCTCCAATCCGACCAACGGGTCGAGCGCCTTGCGTGGGGACAGCATCCTTGAGGATGATGGCGGGGTCATTCGGGACCGAACCATCAAGCGGCTGATCAGCGAGGGCGTGGAGTTAGGCACGGACATCTGGACCCGACGTGGACTACCACCGCGGCTGGAGCCGGGCAAGGTTACACGCCTCTATTTCCTCTTCGGCTTCTTCCCTTCGACGGGCTTCGGTCAGGTGCCCCTGCTGGCGCAGCCCGGAATTGGCGTGCAGGCCGAGTTATATGCCCATGCCTGCTACCACTTCCTGCGCGGGGACGACTGATGAGCCTAGCGAACATCGTCGTCCTGCACAACCCAGCCACGCTTTGGGAGCGGTACCGCCGCAACATCCCTATCGCCCAGATCGCCGATTGGAAGATGGTTGAGCGGGAAGAGGGTGGCTACTACTCAGCCACCTTCTCTTTCCGCCCGAAGAGCCGGGAGGACGCGCTGGAGTTCCTCAACAACGGTCCCGGACGCATGACCGAGTTCTACAACCACCGGGGCATAGGCGACTGGGAGGGGATGGTCAAGCGGGTAAGCATCGACACGGGCATCGTCAAGGTGACCAATGACCTTGCCGACATGGCCAACGCGGTGCTGGTGCGCTACTCCCCGGTGGGCGGCGGCTCCCCTACCCGTAGTGCAGTCAAGACGCACGCCGCCAGCCAAACTCGGTTCGGAAAGAAGTACTTCGTTCTCTCCGGCGGAGAGTTGGCGGCCGCCGTCGCTGACCAGCGCGCGCAACTGTATCTCGACCAGGTATTCTGGGCTTCGCCACGGCTAGAGAGCGTCGACCAGGGCGGCAAGTTCAAGGCTGAGGGAATTACCGTCGACGTGCAGTGCATTGGCCTGAGCGAGGCGATGGACTTCGTGCTCTACAACCAGACGGCACTCACTGGTCAGGTAGACGCCTCCGTAGTCGTGACGGCCATATTCACCAACGCCGAGGTGATGCAGTTCATCAAGTCCTACGAGGTGGCGACCAACGTCACGCCGGTCAGTCGGGAGTTCGATAACGATCGCCGCCCGATGGAGATCCTCAAGAGCATCGCGTCTCTCGGCGACAGCAACCGCAATCCCTACGTGGTCGGGGTTGAGGGTGACCGGCACGCGTACTTCCGGCAGGGCGTGCCATATCGCATTCCGGGGCAGACATGAGGGGCGGACGGACTGCGCGCGTTACCGAGGAGCATGGCCGGGTGACGACGGAGATATCGCTACGGCCGGTGGACTACGTGCGCGACGGCGTGCTACGGGAGATCCCTAGCGACCTGCTGGATGGGGTGATGGAGGAGCGGCACCCACACGGCTTCGACGCCTTCATGACTGGTGGATTCTGCCGGGAGTTGGACCCGGAAGTGCCCGTGATGTGGATGCTCGACCGCTTCGATGAGCGGCTCGAGGTCTACGCTCTCAACACCATCCCAACGGTGCTGGGGCAGCGCCGACGGCAGGGCGTGCGGTACCCGAATGCCTGGCCGGCAGCGGACTTGGAGTTTGAATACGCCGGTCATCTAGTGCGAAAATTGATCCGTCTGCAGGCCGGCCACCCGCTAGATTTCTCGTTCCGCTTCAACCGGCAGCCAACGCCGGGGCGCTTTCCGGGCGGCATGGCGTTCAGGGGGATCGAGGTCCCTTCGCCCTACCTCATGGGGCCGGAGGGCCAGAGCGTGGCGCTACGCTGGAAGCGCACGGGCCTGAGCGAGGTCATGGTCGAACTACCTGTGCGGGATTGGGCTGGTTGGGTGCTCGACCCGACGCTCACCCTACAGCCGGACGCTACGGCCGGCAAGGACACGGATATCTGGGAGCAGTTCTCAGATGGACTATCGGGTAGCAATCCAACCCGCGCCTACCTAGAGTTTGGGAACCTTCTTGTCTCAGACCGCTTCTCCAAGCCTTTGATTCAGTTCGACCTCTCCACCATCCTGCCCGGAAGCACCATCACCTCCGCTATTTTGAGCGTCTGGAAAGACAACACGCCATCATCCTTCAGCGGCACCACGACCGCCAGCATTCTCCGCCTGCTCAGGGCGTGGGTCGAGGCGACGACAACCTGGGTCGTATACGATACCGGGCTGCCTTGGACTATAGCGGGAGCCGGAGGGTCCGGCACGGATTTCGACCCCACCTCCCTTGGAACCCTCGCCATTCCTGATGACGCGCCCAACGGCACCCGCTTCGATGTCGCGCTGACAAACTCCCTCATTCAAGAGATAATTCCCGGCGGAACGATGGCCAACAATGGATTGCTTTTCAACCAGAGCAGCGCCGGCGACCTCGCGGAAGCCATACGGTCCAGCGACCATGCCACAGCCGCAGAGCGCCCGAAACTGGTAGTGGTATACGACCTGCCAGTGGTCAACCGGCTGGCAGCCTACTCGGTGAATCTGTGGGACCCGAAGGGCATCATCCGCGACCGGAACGGCAACCCGGTCGATGTGAACGAACTGCACGCCGGGCCATTCATCGAACTGCTGGGGGCCGACCTGCCCGGCACAGAGGTGTACCCGAACTTCTTCCAGGACCCCAGCAAGACCAAGATCTCCGAGGTCAGCAAGGGACCGGAGGGAGCGCGGATCAAGGCGTCGTCCAGCCAATTCGCCGATGCCATCGTGCGCCGAGCAGCGCAGGGGCTATGAGATGCCAGTCGCAGAGGGACCCGGCGGCGATGTTGGTGGTGGATGGGACTTCAATGACGTCTCGGATATCCTCGCCATGAAAACCGCCATGCGCACGACGCAGGTGGGCACGCTAGGCGGCAGCCACTCGGGCAGTGCTTCATCCCGAGCAAACACGGGGCTGACGGCGACGAAGGTCGGCGTGCTGAACGTGCCCTACGACCCGGAACTATGGGCCATCCTGGCGTTAGGCGGAGTGTGAGATGCGAGCATTCGTCGTGGGTGGAGGCCCGAGCCTGAAGCACACCAACCTCGACCGCTTGGTGGGTGAGGTGTCGTTCGCCATGAACCGCATCGACCTGGCGTACCAGCCCGACCCGGCCAACGGCATCCGAGGGACCATCTGGCGGCCAACCTACTACCTGTTCGCCGAGCACGTTGGCATTGGCGTGAAGGCGAGCGCGGATTGGAAGGACTACTCGCAATATGTGCTGCCCTATCACGTGGACGCCGGAGAGACATGCATCATCCGGTCGGTGTTCAAGCCATCGCTGGCCCGTGCTGCTGGCGGACGGCTGGATTGGCCGAACGTCACGTGGTTCGATAACGAGGACTGCGAGCACCACAATTGCAACATCCGTAGCGATAACCGGCCCTCCCGATGGCACCTGCCGACGCTGTGCGCCTTCGGGGGCACGGTCGGAATCGCCATTCAGATGGCACTGATGTTCGGCTATGACCCCATCTACCTCGTCGGCTGCGACCTGGGCTACAAGCCGGTGCGCGGCGGGCCAGACCCCAACCACTTCCACCCGGATTACCACACCTGGGACACGCACCCGCTGCTCGAGCGGGACGATACGCTGATCTTGATGCACCAGATCGCCGAACAGGAAGTGATCGCACACGGCCGGAGCATCTACAACGCCACGGTCGGCGGCCTGCTCAAGGTCTATGACCGCGTCGACTACGAGAGCCTGTTCGAATGACCGAGAGGGTTCTGGGGACAGATGTCAGCCTGTTCAACGGGCTTGTCTACTGGCCCGGAGCCAAAGCCGACGGCGTTGTGCACGCGGGCATCCGATGGGGCCAGCGGGACGGGCGCAACGGCTACGCGGATCCGCGCCGGCTCGAGAACTGGTTGGGCGCCAAGGCCGTCGCCATCGACCGCTACGGCTATTGGGTGTGGGATGAGCGGGCTGGCCACGGCGCTGCAGCCCACATGGCGGGGGTAGTCACGTGCTCGCTGACCTACGATGGCGAACTCCCTTTCGTCGTCGACGTCGAACTGCTGCCGCTCCGCTGGGATGAACTACACTCCTTCCTGATCCGGGTCGAGTCGTGGGCCGGCCGACGGCCGATCATCTACACCGGCTCGTGGTACTACGACATCGTCGACCCACTTCCGGCATGGCTCGAGCAGTACGAGCACTGGCTGACGGGATATAATGACGACGGCCCCAGCGTGTGGGGGCCACTTGCAGATCTCGACATCGCCGTCGTAAACTGGCAGCAGTCCAACGCATGGCAGGTGGGCTGGTGTGAGCGCGGGGCGGCCGACCGTGACTACTGGATCGACGACTATGCGGGCCACATAGGAGGCGAGATGGGCGACAAGGTTGTTCGGACAGAGGACTTGCGGGCATGGCTGGCGGGCAATGAGTTCGAGGTCGATCCGCCCGCCCCGCCGCCGGTGCCATCCGACGCGCTCTGGCTGGCTTGGCCGTGCGATCCGCCCAAGACGCTGACCCAACGGTACGGCATCAACAGGCAGCACTACGCGCAATTCGGGCTACCGGGCCATGAAGGCATCGACTTCCGGGCGCTGACTGGATCGCCGATCTTCGCTGCGGCGCCTGGCGTGGTGAGCCGGGTGGAGCCGGCCGCCGGGAGTGGGGCCTACGGTGTGCATGTGCGGGTGAAGCACACCCTTGGCCTCGAGGTCTACGAGACCGTCTACGGCCACTGCCAGGTCGCCAGCCTCCGCGTGGCTCTGGGCGAAGCCGTCGAGCGGGGACAGGTGGTCGGGCTGGCTGACAACACGGGCAACTCGAGCGGGCCGCACCTGCACATGACCCTGAAGCACTATGGCAAGGGTAGCCCGTGGATGAACAAGAGCGACATCGTCAACCCGACGGCCTACATGCCAGACCTCTTCCCGGGCAACGGATGGATCGTGGACATCGCTGGCAACCTGCGCGAGCAGCCCAACGACCAGGCACCCATCATCCGTCTGCTGGCCGCCAACACTCTTCTGCAGGCGCTTGCCTTCGGAGGCGAGGGCGGCGACTGGTGGAAGGTTAAGTTCGGGACGCAGGAGGGATGGTTCTGGGAGCCGGGCTACAAACTGCGGGCGGTGGCTTGATGGAACTCCCGCCTCAGTTGCAGTGGGCGCTCGGACCATTCGGCGCGCTGATGATCCTAGGCGTCGTCGCATGGCTTGGATTTAGGGGACACATCTGGAGCAAGCGCCAGGTGGATCAGGCGACCAATGCCCAGCGCGAAGCCTTCAAGATCGCCGCTAGGGAGATCGGCGAGGCGATGGCGAAGGGCTTGGAGGACGCTATGACGAGTGCCATCGCAAACGGCGTCCCAGCCATGTACAAGAAGATCCGCAAGTTCGAGAATGGCAAGATCAACGCGGCAGCGGCCAAGCCAAGGCGCAGGGCGTAGTTGCCGACGTCGGCAAACATGGGACAGCCCACCGACCCACCCCTGATCTGGGCGCTACTGGCAGGCATCCTCTCCTATCTCGTCCTAGCCATGCTGGTGTGGGCGGTGCGGAAGGTGCCACCGACCAAGTAGGCGGCTTGCCCGGCCGGCTGGCCTGTGGTAGCCTGACAGCCGTGCCGGACCGGGCCTTCCCCCCACGATAGGAGAGCCGATGAAACTACGGGAGTTCGTTCTCGTCCTCTTTGCCTTCCTGCTGGCCGGCTGCGCCCCGGCCACGGGCGGGCCGCTGGCGACGGAGGTGGCTGTCCAGGCCACGATCTTCGCCCCCAGCCCCACTCCGCTACAGCCAGTGCCGCCTACGGCTACGCCTGTGCCCGGCCCCGAGGCGACGTCCTTCGTCCTGCTCGGTCTGGACTCCGACCCGGCCCACCCGGAGCGGAACGCCTACGGCATCCGCACCGACGTGTTCGTGATCGGCGTTCTAGTCACCTACCCGCAGTGGGACGCGCCGCCCCGACTTGTCCTGTTCAGCCTGCCGCGGGATCTCTACCTGCCCATCGCCTGCGCCGGGGACACCCAGACGGGCTCGTGGATCGACCTGCCGGGCCAGTATGCCATCGACCAATCGTTGGCCGACGTGCCTCGAGAAGCCTTCGACCGCATCAACGCCGCCTACTACCGGGGCGGGCCAGAGTGTGTGCGAGAGACTATTCGCTGGAACTTCGGGATCACTGTGGACGGGCCAGTGGTGGCGGTCGAGATGGGCAAGTTCGTGGAAGCCGTTGACGCGCTAGGCGGACTTGACATCACGCCCGGCGAGGACTACGTCGACTTCTGCGGTTACTACCTCGGCACCGACGGCAACGGCGGTGACTGGCGGCACTGGCGGCCGGGGGTCACCCGTCACCTGACTGGCAATGAGGTTCTATGCTATGTGCGCGGCCGCCGCACGCCCGACGGGGATCTTGACCGCAACCGCCGCACCCTCGAGGTACTGCAGGCTGCTCGGCAGCAGTGGACGCCCGAGCACCTGATGAACACCGCTGGGGCCGACGGCGTCGCCACGCTGATGTCCTGGGCGTGGAACTACGTCACGGTCGACAACTGGATCACGACGATCACATGGAGCGTGGATAACTTCGAGCCACTGCGGCTGGCCGAGATCAATACGGCCCGCATGCGGCTAGGTGAGACGGTGGAGTTCTACACCACGCCGGGTGGAGCGAGCGTCGTGGTGCCGGCCTTCAATCTGGTCGAGCCGGGCATGGATCAGGCGGACTACCTCATGCACTGGTTCGGCTGCGGCATCTGGGCCTGCTGATGCGCTGGAGTATCCTACTCGCTCTCCTGCTGACCGCCTGCGCGTCTGCCGTGCCGCCTACGGCGGAGCCTGTGGTGGCGACGGCCACGATCCGGCCTACCGCCCGCCCTACTCCCACGCGGACGCCCACGGCCACACCCAGCCCGACGCCTGACCCGGCGTGGCCGTTCACCGTGCCGTGGACGGTGAACTGCACGGACGACGTGCAGGAGAATGGCTACGAGAACCAAGGCTACTGCGTGCCCGGACTTGTGACCTGGGACGCGTCCCGCTTCCAGAACCCCGGCTCATTCTCCGGCGCCATCTCGAGTTACGGAGAGGGCATCGCCGAGGGAGTGTGCGGCTACCGGGCGACCTACCTGGACATCACCTGCTCCAAGTACAAGGGCTTCGTGGCCGTGATGGGCTGCGGCGACATCGGAAAGCGGGCGATGATCCGCCGGCCGGGCCACGATTGGGATGGCCCGTTCCTGATCGTGGACTGCTCGGGCCGCAACGACGTGGCCGTGAACGTGATCCAGAAGCGTCTGGCGGCGGAGGTGGATTACGCTACGGCCCAGAGGTGGGGCCAGTTGACCGTGGGATGGGCAGACGTCAGGGTGATCGGGAACGGCGGGGGCTACGACGGCCTGCCGTTACGGGAGTGGTACTTGAACGAGGCGCTGGCGTTCGAAGTGGACGGTGCCCCACTACTGAGCGAGCCTACGGCCTGCCCGCCCGGCCTGTCGGTCGCCCACGCGCTGAGCGTGGACGGCGTGCAGTACCCGGCCGGCTGCTATGTGCCACCGACGTCGGCTCCTTGACGCCGGGCCGATGAGGTTGTAGCATGCACGCGTCTCTCTACTCCGTTCCTCTATCCATCGGGAGGCCACATGAAGAGTCTGATGCGAACTCGGTACCACCTCGTCGTGATCGCCGTACTGGCGATCCTGATCCTGCCGCTGTTGGTGGCGGCGGTGTTCCTGCAGGAGATCCCGGAGCAGGTGTTGGTCTGGGCAACCTTGATTCTGTCTCTGCTGCTCGGCATCCTCGCGCCCAGGCCACTGGACTGGATCAAGAACGTCCTCGGCCTGACTGGCCTCGCGGCGTTCCGCCTGATCTTGGGGATCAGTCTGGTGATCGCGGTGGCGTGCATGGTGCTGGCAGGTTACTTTGCTGGTTTTGAGGCCAGCCCGGAGGCAATCTTGGCCGCGTTCGGCGTGTTCCTTGGGACCGTTACCTACGTCTACAAGGCGCTGAACCCCCGGCCACAGTCGCCCTGATCGACACGGGGCCTCCGGGCCTTGACTGGCCCGGCGAAAGGCCCTATGATGACCGCAAGGTCACGCGCCGCATCGCGTGCCTCCGGCAGACCGGCCCCGACCCATCGGGGTCGGTCATTTACGGGGGGGTGAGCAGACGTAGCAGCGCTTGCGCCAGGGGACGTTGGGAGCGTACTCGTTGCCGCACTCGCAGGTGACCCATGCGGCCGGCAGGCGAGTGGGCAGCCCGAGCCGCAGCCGGATCGCCCGGTCCTTCGGCTCGTAGTCTGTCTGGGCGATGCGCCAGAGGGTGCCCTTGGGGACGCCATAGAAGGCCCCGAGGTGTGCCCAGGACGGATATGGCTGGCAGGCCCGGAGCGTGGCGATCTCGGCCCGCAGGGCCTGTATGCCCCCAAGACGCAGCGGACCGGCAATCGGACCCGTCACGGGCCGTGACGGTAGCCTTCCTACGTGAGCCACCACGCCTCCACGGCCGCCAGCCAGTCGTAGCCCCCGAACAGGCCCGACCAGGACACCTCGAGACACTCGGGCAGACTATGGTATCGGAACCTGATGGCCGGCCAAGGGGAGTCCGGTGTAATCCGCAATAGCCGCATGACCTGGGATGGCCGCTGCTCGACGGCGAACCAGCAGATCGCGCCGGCGGCGGCCAGTTGCCGGAGCGTATCGAACTGATGCTCGCGCTCCTTCGGCAGGCGCCAGGACATGTCCTGCTCGCTCTTGGCGTCGAAGGCTACGAACCGGCCCTTCACACAGCCGTAGTAGTCCGGGGCTGCGATGCGGGACGTCGGAGTGAACTGCTTCTGGTGCGTGGCCTTGTTGATGCGCCAGCGGCCGGAGATCCCGTTGTGCTGCACCCACACCTTCCGCCGGTTCCAGTAGAGGACGTGCGTGAAGGCCAGATACTCCTCAAGACTCTCGCCCGCTGCTTGGCTTAACCTTGTCAAGGGTCCTCCCTAGGCGCCGGCGGACGACCCGTAACACAGGGCCGACCCCGTACTCCTGCAGGCGGATGCTCCCGATCTCCCGCTCTGCTCTGTCGATGGTTCCAATGATACGCTCGAGCCAGTACTCCGCGCCACTGTCCCGCAGTGCCTTGCCAGCCAGTGCCTGCCGCAGGTCCTCGATGCTCCACTTCTTGGCGATGGCCCGGGCGAGCCAGGTATCCTGCAGTTTCGGCTCGAGCGGGGCGACTACCTCGTGGTGCCCGAACGTCAATTCTTGCCGACGTCGGTGAAATTCAACCTGGCGGCAGACGTAGGCGAAGGTCGACAGCCGGCTGTAGGAGTAATCGGTCTCGTCCATGGCCTGGGCATAGGTCTCGCCCCACCTGCGCTCGCCGTACTTGATCCAGTCCCCGATGAGCCACGGCAGTTTTCGGTCCAGCCGCAGTAGGCGGGCACCATCTGCCTGCCACTGCAGGAAGGTGGGCTGGGCTGTGGGGTCGGGGACCAGCCCGACCTCGGTGGCCTTGGCCCACCAGAAGGCGATGTCAGGCTGCGCGCGGGTAGCAGTAGATGTGCGAGACGTAGGCCGCCCCGCTCTTTGAGTGGCCACGGATGCACTCCCAGATGGTGTTGGGCCGGATGATGGTCTCGATGGCGTGGAGCACGTGGGTCGTTGCGGCGTCGATGTCCGGCTGGCTGTAGGCTGTGACGACGAACTCCGTGCAGACGTCCTCGGGGTGGTTCACGAAGTGGGGGGTATAGGACGTCGACTTGCGGGCGTAGACGTGGGCGGCGTAGGCATCCAGCGGGATACCCTTGGCTCCTAGGGTCAATAGCCGTTCGCCCAGCGCGAGGACGTCTGTCGAGACGTCTACGGCCGCTCCCACGTGCGGCCTCCGAAATACACCGGCTCCATCCGCTGGTAGAGTTGCTCGAGCAGGCTGATTTCGGAGTTCAAGTAGGCGCGCAAGCGCTCGTAGTCCATCCCGGCGACGTCGCTCCCGCTGTCGCCTGGACTCTTCACGTCCAGTCCGAACCTGTTTGCAACCCACTTCAGCCCCCGGCCCGGCCCCCAGTTGTAGAGGATCGCATAGAGATCATACACCGGCCCGATCCGGTACCGCGCGAGGCTCGGGGGCATGGGCACGGGCACGGCCCACTCCATGCTACGGTGCAGGAGCACGGGGAAGTCAAAGGACAGGATGTTGTAGCCGCAGCAGACACCACGCTGGCCTGCGAACTGGCCCCAGAACCACACGAGGAGGTCCCTCTCGTCCATGCCCCGCTCACCGACGATGTTCACGGCGACCGTCCCGTTGATGGACGTCCCGATCGCCCGCACCGTACACAGGTCCGGGTCGAGCGGGGCGTGCTCGAGTTCGGCGGCGCTCTTCTCGGCGACGTACTCGGCGATCTTGACCGGGTCCTTGTAGTTCGACGGGGCCTTGGGCGTGCCGACGAAGTCGATGGCGTTGGGGAGTGCGGCGGTCTCGATGTCGAAGGTGATCATGTGGCCCTCTTCATGTTGGGCAGGAAGTCAACGGCCTGGCAGCCCTCGACGCAGGCCGGGCGGTCGTTGCAGAAGCGCACGTTGGTCGTGACCTGCACTCCGCCCTCGAGAACCTCCTGTCTCGAGAGGACACTGATCTTGTCGTCGGGCCGGAGGTCGCCACAGACGTGGCAGGTCCATTCATCCATCGCTTACCTCCATGATGCGGCGGCCGATCCACTCGGCCACCGGAACGCAGACGGCGTTGCCGATCATCCGGTACCGTGCCGAGTCGCTGTGGCCCTCGGTCCACAGGTCTGGGAAGCCCTGCAGGCGCTCGCATTCGAGCGGGGTCAGGCGGCGGACGGCGCGGTCGAACAGTAGCGGGGCGGCGTCGCCCTTGCCCGTGCTACCCGACTCGGCCTTAAGCGGCGGGGCTATCGGCTCGGGTGCGCCCCGGCCGTTCCGGGCCAGCCGGGCCTCGAACACCACCGGGAACCTCCGCTTCTCGGGCATCATCTGGCCCTTGGCTATCTGACTGGCGTCCAGCGTGTCGTCGCCGTCGCCGCCGTCCCAATACGTCACGAGGTTCTCGTCGTCCTCGCCGCCCCGGCCGGGCAGGTTGCTACCCGTGGCCGACCGGCTAGGAAGCGGTGCGGCGACGATGGGCGTGTAGTCCGTGACCCGGTCCATGTGGTCGCCGGTGAGCGTGTTGGCGACGTCGCCCGGCCCGTTGCCCCGGGCGTCGAGGATCAGGGCACCCCCTTTGTTGGCTCCGGGATCGTCTCCGCCTCCGATACGGCCAAGAGCGCGAGATAGAGTGCCATCGGCAATGGACGGCCTCGCTTCTCCGCCCGTCGGAGAATCCCCCGGCAGGCCCGTGGACTCAAGTAGTACTTCGACGGAGGCGAAGTTTCCAAGGCTGCCGACAATGAACACGCGATTGCGTCGCTGGGCCACTCCGAAGTACTTAGCATCCAAGATCCGCCAGGCCACGCCATACCCGAGTTCGACCAGCCCTCGGAGGAGGGTTCCAAAGTCCCGTCCTTCGTTGCTGGTGAGCAGGCCGGGGACGTTCTCGATAACACACCAGCGCGGGCGAGTATCTGCAAGAACTCGATGGAACTCGAACCAAAGACCGGACCGCTCTCCAGCAAGGCCCTTACGGCGGCCGGCCACGGAGAGGTCTTGGCAGGGGAATCCTCCACAGACGAGGTCAACCCCGGCAAGGTCGGCTGATGGTTGGGCGGTGATGTCACCTAGCCTCCTAACGTCGGGCCAGTGCGTGGCGAGCACGCGCAGGCACGTCTTGTCGATCTCGACCTGATAGGCGGGTTGCATGCCAGCGCGCTCCATCCCTAGGTCGAGGCCTCCGATGCCGCTGAATAGACTGCCGACTCTCATAGGGCGATGTCGCTCTTGACTTCGTTGCCCCACACGTGCCAGTCCGGGCGGGGGCGGCGGGCGAACAACTCGAGCGGCCGGGCGGCCGGGTAGAGCCTGGCGATCTTCTCGTACTGCTCGTCCGGCTTCCGGCTGTGGAGCCGGACCGGCGAGTAGATCACGCCGAGCACGTCGTGGGCCTTAACCGGCATGCTGCCTCGGATACCCAGCAGG